CTGCATACCATCCGCCCATGTACTTAACGCGCCTGACGGAGTACCGTCATAAACATCCTTGCCCCTGCGTCTACCCTTTTCAAGTGTCATGCTGGAGATCGTTATATCCTCACGGCGGGGGTTTACGAACCTTGAGATGTCTTTCCATAGCCCATCCTCATAAGGTTTGCGCACAGCCTCCTTTATCTTCTGGCGTTCCAGAATCTTTTTAGCACGGTTCTTTTGCTCCAATGTATTTTCAGGCATTTAAAACTTCCTCTGCTTCTTGTAATTCCACACCAGGAACATCCACGTAACTTCCATGCAAGGGAAATAGCACTCTTTTCGGCGTAGCCCTAAGTTTGTTAATAAAAGGTATATTGGTTCCTTCCCATGCCAAATATCCCGGTCTATCGGAAAGCACACCAAATCGAGTGCCGAACATGTCTTCTATCTCAATATCGCACAATCGCCCTTCTTTGTGTTCACAGAGATTGTCTTTGGTGTGAATGGTATAAACTGTCTTAAATATATTGTCTTCCATATCCCCAAAATCAACCATTGTTATGCAAAGTATATCGTCTTTAATTTTTCCGGCTATTTGCCAAACAATTTCCCGCTCAGATACTCGCCGGAAGGAAACTGCACCCATCGGGTAAAGTATTGAGCAGTCTATAAATGTCCTTGTTTCTATTTTCATTTTTGTTCTCCTTATGCTTCACCGAGTAATTCATTTAATTGAGACGGGCCGGTAAGTATAGTTCCCGTACGTCCCTTTTTACCCGCCCTGCGTTTGCGTTCGGCCTCAGCACGCCGTGAGATAATCTCTGACTCCGCCGTAGTCGGTGCAGTAGGTATCGGATCGGGTATAGGTGGTGGAATTATTTTCTTTTTACTACCGCCGCCAGAAGGCATAATTTACTCCTTATTTATTATTCGGTTATTATCATTTTTAGCCACTCTATCAATTCAGAATCCAGTATCTTATCAAATTCTCCATTGATGATTTTATCCCATATTTCTTGCCATTCACTTCTGGAACTTTCCATTTTACATTCTCCTTGAAGTCCAATCTTTTCGTCTTCTGGAACTTCAAAATATTTTTCCAGTATTTCATTAAGTTCCACCATGCAAGTTTCGCAGACGTTTATATTCCACGAAACAAGTCCAGAGGGCAACTTTGCCCCTCTGTTGATTATATTTACATCGTATCTTGAAGGCTTTTTGCATTTATCACATACTTTCATTTCTTTCTCCTATAACCCAAACCCTAAAACATCCCACTCAGATTCATCTTCTTCCGGTCCTGCCGGTACAAGTTCAAGTTTCCGTCCACGTTTTGCCGCCCACAATCCCATGAACAAAGTATCAGCCTTGTCGGGAGAGCGGCCTATCTTTTCCTTGATCTCTTTTTTGCGATGTACCGTGATCTGTCCCCTTGAGTTCGGTTCGTAAGAATATGCGGCTAATTCCTCTATCAATTCCTGGTCGTCGGGAATACAGACTCTTCCGTCCCGAAACAACTGGGCAGCGAACATGATTATCTGGTCCCTTAGTTTTGCGAAGTGTTCCTTGTCCATCGGGGCACGTCCGTAGTTTATCGGCATTATCTGTGAATTTATAACCCCTTCAGTTGCCAGTTCCCTGAGCCTTGACCTCGGACCGGCGCCGACGCCTACGTCATCTATCACGATAACGTCGGGGTGGTGTTCGCCGTACTTCAGGACGATATGTCCGACGCTTTCCATTAACTCTTTTTTAGTCCTCTCTAATTCGTCGATGACCTTATACCCTTTAAGGACATATATCATAAACTTATCATTGCCATGTTCGGCGGGGTCGGCTGACAGGACTATCAGGTCGTCGCCATACTCCCTCACGTCCCTGTCCACGGCCTCTAAGATAGAGGTATAGGGGATGCACATATCGTCCGTGTCGGCCTCTTCCCAGGAGTTCCGGACGAACCTGCGGAAAATTCCGGGAGACGTCTCTTCCTTGGCCATCAAAGCGGCATAGAAATCGGCGGCGATGTTCTTTTTATTATCCTCGGTCTTTGCCTCGGTGAGCGAAGCGTATTTGCCGTAGTCATAGACCTTGCCGGTTTCGTAGCTCTTAACCTCGAAAGAGGTGTCTATCATGTATTCTTTTCCGCCCTTGTTTTTCCACTTTCTCCAAATCCAGTTATGCCCTTTCGTATTGGCGATGACAAACCCCTGCCTTAATGGTTGGTGTAAGATAGAAATGATCCCGCTTTCAGCACGAAGCCTGTCCTCGTAACTGAGTTCACAAAAATCATCTACTATGCGGTCTAAGGCGCCAACCTCGACAAGCTGTTGCTGTACCTCTTTTAACGGGGTAAGTACCCGGCGCAATCTGCCGCCTAACTTCTCGAATACTTCATTGGTATCAAATTCCTCACCCTGTTCGATGAAGAACCAACCTAAATTGATGTTCTGGATGACACCCGCTAACTCGTCTGCATGGTGAAATAAAATCTCAGAGGAAGGATATCCAGCAATCGGAATAGTGCAGGTCTTGGACTGTTTCTTTATCTTGTACCCAGTATAGTCAGTGAAGTCAGCCATAGTACTGTCGGCAAGGTCAGTATAGTTCTTTCTCAGGACAAGTCCTTTATTGCCGGGATACATACCGCTCAACCTGACGCCTTTAGCTATGGAAAGCATCGTTTTTCCTGTCGCCCAAGCTGCTGTCATATTGGGGTAACGGGCGGTCGAGTAATAAAACTCATCTTGAAATTCAGTTAGTTTTAAGTTCCATTCGGACATTTAATACTCCAAGCAACAAAAACGGCCATGTAGAAGATGTAGGCTCCTACATAGCCGTATCATTGCTTTATTCAATTTTTAACCGGCGACCAATTACAGATTACCGGCGGTTATTTTCTTACCAATATTTCGCTATAGCCAATCACTGATAAATTTGTCATCTTTTTTATCAACTGGTCAAAATCAGTATTTTTTTCAATTCTATTTCTGGCAACCCTCAACCATTGAGAGACTTCTTTCCACGCCTTTTTAGTCGTAGTTCTGTCTGGATTTTTCCATTCAAATCCAATACCTGCTTTACGAAGCCCTTTTACTTTATCCATTATTGTTTTATCCCTATAATATATTGGCTTATAATCCCGTCAGAAACTTCAAAAAGACACTTTCTACAATAAGAAATATCTTCAAAGCATATTACAGCCGCATAAGAAGATACAAGAAAATCGTCCGATTCTAAGTCGCCATGCTTCGAGCAAATCCAATGGTCATTGTTTGGGTTTTTGTGAATGTAGGCCTTTTCGGGTTCTTGTGAAATAACATAATCCACCGAGTCGACTATAATCTTAATGTGTGTGCCGGTGTCGGCGGTAATGGTAAAATCAGAATATACAGTTTTGCTGTCGATAAAAACTAAGAGCTCCGATTCCGTAGGCTCTACAAGTTCATAGTCTTTGCGAAATTCGGTCTTAGTCTCAACACTGGGATAGTTCTCGTCCCCGCCGCTGACGAAACCAAAAACAACGTATTTTTGGCCAACTTCCAGAACCCTCCGGCTGTCACCAGAAAGTGTCCGCTTCCATATTTGCCCAACTTCGATTAACCCTTCTACCTTCAACTCCGTTTCGGATAAAATGGCCTTTTTACACAAACCGCATTTGTAATACCATATTGGGGGAATTAACTCTGAAAACTCTTTGGATTTTTCGGCCTCTTTACACTCATCCCAAGTTGCTCCGGCGATAAGTTTATGGTTACAAATATCGTCATCCCCACCCCACCAACCCTGCGAGCTCCCCGCCATCAACAATACCAAGATCAACATTACTTTTTTCATTTTAAATCTCCTAATCAAATTTTTCCTCGAACACTTTCTCGCCGGAAGCGACCTTCTCGCATAATTCAAAATGCTTTCTCCACATATCCTGTAAATTCGGAATCCGGGCACGGTTTATATTGTACGCTAAAATATCACGAAACTCAACAGCGACCTTTTGTGCCAACTCTGCGTTGGGATGTGCAACCATTACTTTACACCCATTCAACATCATATTCGTATCGGCAAAAGCCACAGGCCGGGCAACGGGCTTTTTGGGCCGGACTATCTTTTTAGAGTTTCTGTTGTAGTTAAGTTTCATCTTGTTCTTTCTTGTCTATAATCCCAAAACATCATACCCAAAGCCAAGAGCGCTGTTAGCCGAATTACCATTGGGGGCAATCGGAAACCAAATATCAAAATACCAAAACAAACACAAAACACAATGCGCTTCATTTCTTCTTGCCCTTCTTACGCCGCTTCCGTATCCGCTTTGCCTGCTTCCTTGTGTGATGATGGTCTGCCATTATCTATTCCTTTAACGAGGTCTGGGACGACTCGGCCTCTGCGTATCACCCCTGCCAATAGTAAGTATATCAAACGCAAGCCGGAAATCTTTAGCCTTAATAGCGTCATCGTAAAGACGCTTTAGCTCCACTTCATATTTTTCTCTATCCATTATCATTTTTAATTCTCCATTTGTACGGCAACCGGCTTGGTGAATACAAAATCATCCGTATCGAACCATTGCCCGTCTATTGAAAATTGGTTGCCATTTAAATCTATCGATCCTATTTTTAAAATTCCCGGCTTTTTGTCGCCACCCGTTAATTGCATAGAACCCTTTGGGGTTTTTGCCACAACATGCAACTCTAAATCAACCCCGATTATCCCTTTATTATAAACCTCAGCCATCTTAATTCTCCGTAAGTTTTGTCCATAATTAGTGGGCCACAAGTATATCTGTCAACTTTGTCGTAAGGTCTAAACGGCGCAATTCAAATTCTACGCCCGCCTCACCATCCACAAGAAAACCACGGGCATAAACATGATCCAAATATTTTACTGTATAGCCGTCAGAAAGCAACTTAGTTCTTAAAGTATCAAGTTCATAATTATCCATTATCTACCTCCCTGCGGGATAAGGTTAAATGGGTTTGGAAATTCGGGAGAAAATAGATTCTCTGCTTCCCATCTATTTTGTGCAACACGCTCTGACGTGCCGCCACAAAACCATAAGGGCGTCCCTTTTCTAAAGGATTCTTCGCACAAGCCAAAAACTTGTTCATCAGTAAAATGTTCTGTTTCGAGCATTCTTGTCCTCGTTTATCCACAATTAGTTAGGTTGCTGGAATATATTTTGGCTGGAAGTCGTAATGTTGTAGTCTCCACATAGTACCTAATGTCGCCCTCAAAGGCCAACCCCTGGGGTGGGGTAGGCTTACTCTTAAAATAAAGTATTTGTTTCATTCTCTTCCTTTATCACCTTCTCGTGCTGTACCTGTGCATGGTGTAGTCTATGACAGTTCGCACATAATACAATACATTTCTTTAGCTCTAAGTTGATGCTCTTGATTGAGTGCGACTTACCATCGGACAGTGTAAACTTCTTGGTGTTCGGATCTTCGTGGTGTAAGTCTAAGCACACGGCTCGACCCTCACTGCACTCACAACACCTATGATACTCTTTATACTCCCTGATATAATCAAAGTTGCGCTGTTTAGCTAAGTCTCTCTGTTTCCGCATCTTCTCAGTCACGCGGCTTACTCCTGCACTAAATACATCATGCTCGTACCTCAACGCGTTCGTACACTGGCGGGCTCTGTGCCGGCTGTGAGCGTGACCTGCGGCTTGCAGCTATGCGCTCTGCTGTTACATAGTCTGGGGATCACCAGGCAGGCAGTGGTTTGCCTGTTCAACTGGTTCAAGGCCCGACCACGTCTCTTCCTCATCGCGGACAATCTCAAGCATGTCATTGTCCATCCCGTCTGACTTCGTGGACTCACCAGCCTCCTGCTCGTCCGTGTTCTGAGTAGATGGTGCAGTATCGGGTGAATCTGCGTGCGCGTGCGCTTGCGTGCGGTCTGATTGATCCGTGCGCGTAGCGTGTACTAACTGCGTGCGCATGAACCTTGACCGCTTCGCTCGGCACGCACCGCTACAACATGCGCCAGTACACTTTTTGCCACACATTAAACATTTATTCATTTTCTATCTCCTTGCTCTCAATGACTTTACGGTCGGTAGTGACGTTTATCGTCAGGCCGGCTGCGCCGGGGCCGGCGTCCTTGTCCATACCAAACATGCGATTAGCTGCCACAATGGCGCTGACGGCCGCAGAAGGCCTATGCAAGTACAGATCAATGATTTTTTTCAGGTGTTTAAGTGCTATTTTAACGTTCCAGCCTGCTTCTTGCGCTAATTCAGCCGTTCTGCGTTCTATTTCTGCTTTTATCTTGGTATTACTTAGTAACTTGCAGCTGTTTACTTCTGCTGTTTTTCCACTACAATCAGGGTACGTCTCTGCATATGCCTTAGTACCGTTAAACTTCAATAAGAATAGGTTGTTAATAAACTCATTATGTTTTGCTGATAGTGTTTTAGTTCTTGTCATTTTAGTTCTTATCCTGCTACTTTGTATATTTATCTTACCCTCTGTTTTGGGGTTTGTCAAGTGATTTCTGATTATTTTAGTCATTATCTTGCTATTCTTTCAAGTTTACAACCATCGGTCATTTTATGAGTTATACTTTATATGTCACATAGACGATAAAAGGGTTTAATATTTTGAAAGGGTTATTTTATGAAAACGCCAGAACTTGACAAAATGCAGGGTAATCAGCATAAATCACAGATAATCGGGACATTTCTCGAATGGTTACAAAACAATCATGAAGTGGTGTTGTGTCGATATTCGGCTCATTCCGATTCCGACTCTTTATACCCAACAGACGAAGGGATCGAATTGTTACTTGCTAATTATTTCGGTGTTGACCTCAAAATAGCCGAAAAAGAACGTCAAGGATTATTAAATGAAAAACGGATGTATCTGTAGTAACGAGTGTCTTCAAGAGTGGGACTGGAGATATGCCCTGTTCGTAACCGGCGAAGATTACAGAATAGACCCAAAAAGACTAAATCCAGAATAACGTTTGCGGGCGTTGTCTGCTGAGTATCGTTTAAATAAAAGGGTTTAATCAAGGAAAGTAGAGGTTTATTATGCAAGTTGGTGAAATAGAAAAACATTTATTGGCAGAATGTAGGTTAGACAGCCTTGTTGATTGTAACAATGCCCTGGATGTTCTTATCGTACACATGCCGGGCAAGCTCGTCAAACAATTATGCTTTCGAGAACTAAAAACAAGCATCGACTGTACTATTAACAAGCACAAAATATTAGCTAAAACTTAACCCCGATAACCCTTTTATAACCCCGTCTCGGCTCCTCATCGGAACTGGGGCGGGGTTTTTAGAGAATTTGCCGTAGGTTTATTCAGGCAAAAAGAAAGATAGACAACAGGGCGACAGTTACACAAACTGCTTATGTCTAATAAAAAGAGGCACGCGGCCTGTTGATTTATAAATCCTCCTTACTTTATGCCGGTTCCGCCACCGGCTTATCGTCTATTTTAACTTAAGCTCAAACTAAGAGCATAAAAGAGCTATCACTTAAACACCGGCATTTTGGCATTTTTTGATATATTGTCTTTCGCCCTGTTAGGTTCTTTTATTATCGATCAAATTAGAGAGCTTCACCATCCTCGGTGCGGGCAAAGGGCCTGGAATTGGCGGTTTGCACTCACATGATTTTATCCAAATATGCGAATTAGTAGCTTGTCCGGTTAAATCTTGGCCACAATCTCCACAATATCTATTCCAAGTTCTCCTTAACGCCATTTTATTTACCGTTCGTAGTTGTTGTTAGGGCTTCTCCGTGGTATCGCTGCCAATCTCCACATACTTGATATATCGCTACTGTTCGACTGTCTAACGCACAAAATGGCGGGTCATCTGGTTCATCTAATCCTGCAGGATAAAAATGTTTACATACCCCGCAAGTGTTTGGAAACCACCTTTTACGGGTTTCGACCAATGCCGGCTCTTTTGTTTGTGTTAGCACCATTTTACAGCCCTCTTGCGAATGTTATTAAATCTTGATATTCTCTTGACATCTTCTTGACCTACTTGATTGCAAGCAGTTTCTGCCGGATACTCTAATAGGATAGGCAAAGGGTTTGTTTATCACATGCCCTATATGTTTAGGTATTGACTGAGAAATGACCCATCACATGTCCGGGTTTGTCTCGACACAGACTCCGTTACCCAAGTCTGACCTGCTTTTGTCGTTTTATATCTCAGTTTGCCTTCCCCTATAACCTGCTTAATTCATCCTATTATCAAAAAAGCAACCGTTCTGCTCTGATTTTTCGTCTTTTATGTTGATATGTGTACATTGAGGAAGATCGTCCGTCCGGACACCGTTCCCGACTAATTCTAAGTAGTTTGTTTGTGTCGCAAGGCTCTTCAATTTCCCTCGCTAAACGTATCAGACAATCGCTTGTTGATTCCATATCACATCCTTGTGGCAGGGCGAAGTATTTAATTGTCGGTAAAAGTGACACCAAAATTGGCGAGCTTAACCTTTTTCATTAAACAACTTACCATTTTATGCCACTATCTTTTGACAGCTAAATTGTCAATTGCAGGGGTTGGAGTCGAACCAACTATCTCCGGCTTATGAGGCCGACGAGCCAACCGTTGCTCCACCCTGCGGTAAAACGTTAATAAACCCGCATCGCCGAAGCTGTACGGGGACCGGCTATAAAACCTTAAGTATACATCAAGAACGATGCAAAGTCAAATAAATTCTTTTATTTTTTGTTTACCTTTTTGCTTACCCCCATTTTTAGCCCAAAAAGTGCATCGAAGCAAATATTTTTCTTATTTTTCAAGTTTTTACAACCATCTGTCCCAAAATAGTGTATACTATAAGTATGTATCGTGGATTTAATCAATTTACTAACGATCGGCCTTGCAAGGCATTTCTATGCGCCTCTTCCGTATTGATCTGCGATACAGCTTGCGGGGTCGGTTCTTTTTTGCGAAAGTTAGGAAAATGACATGAAAACAATTACGATGATGGAATTAAGAAGTGAACCTGGAGAGTGGATATATCATCAAGTTTGGAAACATGGCGAAACGATTATAATTACACATTGCGGCAAGAAGATCGCTCAAATATGTCCATTAGATAGCATTGTAATTGATTCAAAAGGCAGAGGAGTAAAACCTTTAACTTACAAACGTCCTGAATTGCTCCGACAACAGCAAAGTTAGCTTTCAAAACATTACAGGAGAAACAAAATGTTACATGCAAGGGATGATTACAACAAACGTATTCAAGATAATGCAAACCGCATACCGGATGACGAACCTGTCTTTTTACTCAGAGGACAAGACGCAATTGCCCCTATTTTGCTTGATATGTATGTTGCTATAAGCGAAATACACCCTGCTTGCGATCCTGTAGTTATTAAAGCCGTTAAAAACCACGCTAACGCTATGAGAGATTGGCAAGAAAAAGTTAGAAGCAAGTTTGCTGATATGGACATCAGAGACGAAGTATATTAGCAAAGTTAGCTTTCAGAACTTTAAATGAAAAGGAGTTAGATTATGAGTAGAGCAAAAAGATTAAGCACAGAAATGGAATCGGTAGAATCAGCACAGATGGAAGTTGAGCGCCTAAAGGACGAGCTCGAATTGTGGCTTGAAAATATGCCTGAAAACCTACAAAATAGTGCGAAAGCCGAAGGACTCCAAGAGGCCATAGATCAGCTTGAAGAAATCTGCGATCATTTACAAGAGGCTTTTGATGCAAGTGGCAACGTCAATTTTCCCGGAATGTTTTAATGTTTCACAAAGACTGGTATAGAAAATTGTTTTTTCAAGGAGAATGTGAAATGGAACAAGAAGAAAGAAAGACTATAAACACAGTCGATATATGCTCTTGTGGGTTAGTAATGCACCAATTAAACAGCGATGATTATGATACGCTTGGTGCTGATTCCCCTATTTGCTGTCCTGATTGCGGTAACGACCGGTTTCTGACAGTTGCCGAGCTTATCAAACAACGTGATGCGTTGCAGGATATGTTGGAAAAGATAGCTAACAGAAAAATAAAACACAAGGTAGATTCCTTACTTATACAGCTTGAAGCAAAAAAAGCCATAACCCTGTGCGAAGCTAACAGTCAAACAAGTAGCGAATAGGCTGAAATAAGTCCCTGTCGGCTACAAGTTCTTAACTATTGCCATTTTGTCTATCTCCGCCCGCCATTCTTTGGCCATCTGTTTTAATCCGTCCATAGTGAGCGTGTGAGAACGGTGAGAATCCCGTATAAGGGCATCCACTGCCTCTGTGCCGTATCTTTTGTCCAGATACCGTGTGTAGCTACCCTTTTCGCCCTCGGTCCTGTTACAGCGAGTACACTGAGCGTGTACGTTCCGGTCGTCAAATCTTGTTGCCCAGTATAGGCGGGTTTGAAAATGCCCCGCATCTATCTCGTCATTCCATTTTCTCCTTGCTCCACAAGTTATACATACACAACACCCGTACATATCTGCTTCTTTAACCCTGATATACTTAGAATAAACGGGATCGGCGGTGTTTTTGATATATGTGCGAATTGTCGATTTAGACATTGTTCAACCGTGCATATTCGCCAAAATGTTCTATTGCGGCTTGATTATAAGCCATAGCGGCCTTGGATTCATCAAGAAAAAGACCAAGATTGATTTGTTTTCCGTTTGGAGATATGTATGCTCTCCACTTTCTTAGCCGCTCAAGCCAAGATACGCCCTTGTGTTCACTGGACATATTTGGTATTCGCCGAGGCTTTTGATTGAAAATGTTTTGTTGATTAGTGCATATTCGCAGATTGTTACGCCTATTATCAAGGCAATTTCCGTTTTTGTGATCGACAACCTTCCCCTTTGGTGCATTCATTATAAACCGAGACATGATAATCGTTGTTTTTTTGCCGTTTATATTGCCCCTAAACATTGCGCACTCTCGGTCCCTTTTTTTTCCAACTAAGCAATATTGCCACTTAATTTGCGAGACTTTTTCAAAATCATTATCATCAATTGCTGCGAATTTGTTTTGTGTGAGCGGTATTTTCATTGTATTATATTTTAATCTATTCGATATTATTTGTCAAGTCTTTTTCCCGCCGACTTCACGGGTTACGCGTTGGGCGCCGTATTTACTCATTGTTCAAATAGTCCGTATAAAGTCCTGAATTACATCATATTCAAGAAAATGGGTGTTTCGTCAGTAATTACTTTTCGGTCGATATATAAACCCTTTTTTTCGAGCCAAGCTGCGCATTTAGGAATCACCTCGTCCCAATTCTTTTGAGTAAGCCCGCCCGGTGGTTCCGGCGGTTTTCTTATAAGGGTAATTTCGGTTTCGTCATCTTCTTTATTGCTTCTCGCACAACACCTTACGCCCCTCTCCAAAGAACCAACAACTACAAATCTTAACTCGGCCCATCCAGTCATAATGCTGTTGTCGTGAGAATAGGTGTGCATTGTGTCTATATAACCTTGCGAGACACCCTTTCGTAAGTGTTCCCGTAATTCACTTAAAGATTTTAATTTTTTCATAATTAACTCCCTGCAATAGGTAATGTCATTTTAGCCTTTTATCAGTATCGGTTCACTTATTGGTACTTTCAGCCATTTATCAATTTCTGAAACCCAAATCCAGGGCGGCATCCGGTTCGAGAATATTTTACAGTTCCAGAGCTGATGTTCATGGATGCGTTTTGCGCCCAATTCGCCACAATGCGGGTTTTTCGTAGCCGGCGGTCGATAGTTAGGGAAAAACTCACGGATGTATAAATGCCATCTCAGGCCGCACAAAAGCAGTTCAAGCCCGCCCGCAATCCCGTGTTCGTAAGGTTCGTCTTTGTGTACCTGCCAAAATGCCCAGTCATCCCTGTAGAAAGCCGTTGTGCGCTCGAAATCTAATTTACGTACCCAAACACGCCCTGGATAATGCTCAAGCCACAGGCCAACCTCGTGCTCCTGGCAGCCATTTTGTCCATCGAAGCCGATTGAGGTTGATTCCTGCACTAATAAGCTGTTATGGCCTGAGATATTGGCTACATGGCTTATCTTGGCCGCTTCTTTCGGCGCACCAGTGAATTTCTGGAACTTCTGTATTCGTCGGCTTAATTTATGAGTACCCTCACAGAGTATAATGTCAAGGCTTTGTAAGCCTATATCTTGCCAATTATGTACTTTTAACATGGTTATTCTCCTATTTTATACTGTAAACACAAACACAAAAGCTGCAATAAACATCAGTATTATAATCCACCCCCAGATAAATCGCCAGCATTTAGGATTCATTTGGTTTCTCCTTTCAGCTTGAGCAAGTCCTCAACTAAATCTGCGACTTGTCCCTCAAGTTCTGCTATGCGTTTGTCTTTGGCCTTACAATTCTCTAAATTTTGTTTACAAAAGGCGTCCCGTTCATGTTGCATTGCAGACATTGCTTCTTCAGTGTAAATTCTTTTCTTGCTGGCGGTGAGGTCGGCTTGGAGTTTGTCTCTTTGTCCAATAATATAGTTGTGATTTGATATATCTTTCCTAAATGCTTCATTCTTCTTCTCTGCCTCTGCCAGCTTAGTGCGGAGGTCGGCGATGATTCTACTTGCAAACCATTCGGCCTCAGACTTGGCTTCAGTAGCGTCCATTAAAAAGTCCATAAGTTTCTTTTCTGAGGTTGCCGCACAGTTTTCGCTCATTTATTCTCCTTTTTTGTCCAGTGAATAGGCAATACAAATCTCGGCAACATCCCATTGTGTTTGACACGGGGCATCGCCCAGCACCGATGACATTGGAATATTTGGGTATCATCTTTTTCAGTATCGTCATCTTTACAAGGGTATCCAAATCGCTGCCATCTATGACCGAATATTAGACAGTACGGCACTGCCATTGCATCCCACCAATTTTTAAACTTCATTTTGGTTCTCCTTCAAAACTATCTTGTTCTTATTCCACCACCACGCCTTACATGGCGAAGACTTTCTGGTATAGGATTTTTGTAAGGTTTCTCGATTTCCTTTTTAAGTTTCTCCAACGCCCCCTTAAGTGATTTAATGCGTTTGTCTTTGGCCTGAGATTCTTTAATTAACTTTTTGACCTCAACAGCCCATTCTATGTTTTTGTCCATAAGTCCCTCGTCTTTAGCCGTGAGGTCGGCTTGGTACTCAACATGATTGTCGCAATTTGTTTGCATGCGTTTTTTATTCGTTCATTCGCCTCTGCCAGCTTGGTGCGGAGGTCAAGAATTTCCCCGACAAGTTCCATCTTCTCTACTCCGTCATATTCATTTTCGCAAGCTCGGTTTTTTTCTTGTTCCGTTGCCATCTTATTCTCCTGGGTATCGATTCAGCATCATACAGAAATTTGCGGCTCCAATAAATTTGCCTTTTTTGATATGTAGCAATAGTTCTTCATTGAAGTGTTCTTCGTTTTCATCATCTTGAAGTCGCCACCCACCGCCATCGGCAGCATGATCGAACATTTCATCCCGCATTGAAATTGCAAAACTACGGATGGCCTGATTAATTTCATCGAGTTCACCGAGAAAATCGCTATCATTCTTAATTAGATTTCTTACTTCTTGAAGCGTATATTGTCTTGCCATTCTTATTCTCCTTTTTTAAGCCTATATTCCAGTTCGCTTATTTTTGCTCTTGGCTTCGTCAAGTTTGATCTCAACTTTGTTCAGTTTTAACCAGGCTTCGTAATTTTTCATTGGTTCTCCTCTATGCTCATACCACTATCTTTTTATGTAATTCCGTATGATATTTTCTACAAACAGGTACAAGGCCTTTTTTCACAATATCCGATAATTCTTTTTCACTGAACCACTGACCACGAACCTTTATTTTTACACTGTCAGGGTGGACTTCAAAAGTTCCACCAAGATCACGACTATAAATTTCCGCTGCGATACGTGGGGTTCTTCGTAAATACCCATACACCCATTCATTTGTATCCAACCTTCTACCCCGATATGGTCTTTGTGAATCGGCCACTTTTGCCTCGCTTTCATTCTATTTCGGTGTTCAACCTTTTGTCTTTACCCTTTAACTGTACGATTTTACAACATTGCCGTAGTCTACTCGATATTCTTTTGTCAAACGATTTTGCCATATCTTCAATCGGCTTGTTCGTGGTGATATAGGTCGGCTTTAAATTTATCATTCGCTTGTCAATTATCGCATAGAAAATCCTCAAGCTAAAGTCACTCTCTTGATTCTGGTTCGATACCGTTACTCCAACATCGTCAATGAAAAGTTTGTCCGGTTGGTACAGGTGTTTTATAATATCAAATTCGGTCTCTTTTGCTCCCGCTTGATATGTACTGCGAATCCGCGAACACAGTCCATCGTAATTTACAAAACTGGTCGTAAACCCTGTATAGATATAAGCGACAATAAAAGCGAACATCGCATAAGTCTTACCCCTGCCCTCAAGCCCCCAGAGATACAACCCTTGCCAGTCAGGGAGCTCGGTGTATATTTTCTGCAAGCCAGTATCTAAGTCCTGCAATCTTGCGTTTTTATACATATCGGGAATCCCCGCTTTAAGCAACTCTCGCAAATTACCCGCGTTCTCAATCCGATAGGCGTTAATGCAAATCTGACACCACTTTTTGTCACCAGACCGAAATCGATCCCCGCATCTTTCACACTTCGATGGTTGTGCCAATATCGGAATCTTGGGCAAAATCTCGCCGATTGACTGAACGGCTTCCGGCCTGCGGGCTTCCAATTGTTTGTTTTTGATTTGTAATGTTTTTTCGTCCATCATATTTGCCTTCCATAACTTTTGTATAATTATCGCTGTTTTCTAAAATCCAAGTGACATCAGCCTTCCATCCCCTGTCGTTGTCACCGGTTAAAAACGGCGTAATAGATATTCTTTCAATGATCATCCGCCAATTATCGACAAAATATTCTTCTTTCATTCGAGCTTTCAATTTGATAAGCCGTCTGGGGGTGAACCGTTTTATCTTTGGTAGATTTTCTTTTGAGTTCCAGAAGTCCACAAATTGACTATATATATTATTATTTGTAGTTGAAGAAGAAGATGAAGTAGAAGAAGGGTTGCAACTTTGCTGTAACCGATGTTTTTGCATACGCACTTTTGACCCCTCACGCCCCAAAAACACCTTATTCATACGCCTACACTTGATTGTAACAATGGTGCAACTTTTTGTAACATCGGCGAACAAATGTGTTTCAGCGTCTTTTAAAAATTGCCTAAATTCTGTCGGTGTTGCGCCTACTAAGAGGGCTAATTCCTTAGTAGTTCCGCTTAAAATCCCTTCCTCTTCCGCTTCCCACATTCGACACAAAATGTTAATCCACACACCTATTGTATTCATGCTACACATCTGTAAATCTACCGCTTTTAGCCAGTCGGCAGGGTAAAACTGCAAACTCGGTCGCTTGTTCATTTTTTCATCCATGACAAAAAACCCCCGAAAGCAGACAGGTAGAATCCAATACAGAGGGTAAAGGCAAGTCTGCCATCGGGGATAAAATCACATTGAATTGTACTGTATTAAACTCTACCATGTTGCTCATTATTCACCTTTTGCCCGGTTTGTCAAGAAAAAAATGACGTACTGCGAAAATAATTTCAGTATCAGTCATATTCATCAAAACCGCCATTCACAAAACAATATGACAAACCGACATCCGATATTCAATAGGATAAGAATTGACGCTAACCAAGCTAAGATTCGGATGGGGTTCATTTCTGTTCTCCAAGTTCATAGTCCTTACCACAATTATCGCATCTGATTATATCCCCTTCGCCTTGGTCCCAATCCTTGTTCATGTACCGACAATAAGGACATTGAGAATCTACTATTTCTTGCCAAATATGGCTCTGTTTCATTCTTGCTCCGCTTTCCATCTCTTAACGGCTTCCCAATCGTGCTCGTACAACCTCTGAGCAAAGTGTGTCTTTGGTCCGCACACACCATCAATGTCGTCGTAATCAAGGTAGCCCAGCTTGTAGAATACTCTCTGCCGGTCGGCCACGGGCATTACTTTGCAAGTATGGGCATAATTCATCATAAAAGCTATACCTATAAGTCCAAATACGAAACACAATACTACAACTTGCCAATCTTTCATTTTCGTTCTCCAAAATTGGGTGTGCAAATATGGGCATCCTTGCCCCTTGTCGCCATCCATGACAAAGCCACCGCGGCCAAATTCCAATTATTAGTTTATGTTTCATGTTTTCCTCAATTCTGGGTCTGGGGGAGTAACCGGCCAGTCCATTTCAATCGCCTTGCTTAAAATATTTTCGATAAAAGCAGTCATATTCTTCTTGCCGACACCTACGATAGTCAGGCGGATACAAGTTTCTCTATCAGGCAGTAATACATCTTCCTTTTTGAGCAATTCACTGCCACTACACAAAGCCTTGAGTACTAAATCCCACTCGCCCGGTGTATTGCCGTTCCAGTCTGATAGTCCTTTTAGGCATACGCCCCGATACCATTTTCTCTGTTGATCTGTATGATAGTCCAGCGGGGAGAGTATCTTTATTGCACCGCCTTTTTTGCAGTCAAGGAATATCTCGTCCAGCTTCTTCTCGAAAGTAGGCTGTCCGTTGATAACGTCAATTATCTGATGTGTTGGCATTTTACTCCTGTCGGATTAAATTCTTAGCTTTGGTAGTAAGATATAAACCCTTGAAGCCCCTCTCGGTTTTTATAATATAACCCGTTTCCATTAGGTTGCTAACATGGCCAAAAGCGGTCGTTCTTGACATTTTACAGGTTTTTGCGATTTGTTTGTAACTGGGCGAAAACAAGAACGTCTCTCTAAATGAAAATATCATTAGTAGGACTTCTAATCTTCTTTCAGTCATTTCTTTCATCTTCATATCAAGCCCGTCGATCTGTTGTGTCATTGCTGAAACAAGAAGGGCAAAGACCGGTTTTGTTCAATAAGTCAAATTCACGATCGCAACTATTACAGATATACCGGCACTCAGCCTGTTCTGTCTCTTTCCCGAATTTTTCCTTTGCAGTTTGCTCGGCTTCTTTGGTTGCTTCATCTGGTACACTATCCGCATCACCGGGCATATTATTATCTTTTTCAAACTGACTGCGATTGTCGGGCATATACATTTCGGGTCTATCTTTTTTCATAAACCATTCCACAGCGGGGTCAATGCTCGATTCCTTAGACGGATACGCTCGATTCTGGGCGTATATAATCGCAGCGACTTTTCGGCTGTTGATTAGTTTGCCCTCGACAACGGGGAGCCTTACACAAATTGAGTCGATTATTTCCTGTTCCTGCTCGTTGGGTTTCGGGACTCCGGGCGGTGGGTCAGCACCTTTGCCGTCATCGTCCTGATCGTAGGCTGCAAGTCCGGTCAAGGCCAAAAGGGTGTACCTTTGCAGGTAAGTTACTGTGCTGCCAATAGCCTGTATAGCGTTTTTGCTACCTGTAGCATCCGGTGGAGCGGCCAAGCTCGTTTCCTCAGAATGGCCCTGTATGTGGGTAATCTTGCAGGTTACCATGACCGCCCCATTGGTTTGACTTGTTACCCACGAAGCCGTCAGTCCGTGTTCGCTGAGAGCCTTGTTTATCTGGGTTGTTACGTTGTGGAGGCCGGCGTGGCTATATCTTACGTCCTTATAGCTCACCGTCTTGTCCTTGAGGATTTCGGGGGGGTCAGCCTTGAATGCCGCCATCGCTACAACATAGGCCTTTTTTGCTTCATTGGCTTCGTACTGCATCTGAACTTTGAGTAAGGCTTCCAGTTGCCCTACGTCAATCTTGCCATCAGCTTTTTGTAGTAACATCGCTGCTGCTGCAAGGGGCGATTCAGCTTGAGGTTCTGTTTTTTGTATTTGGTTTTTTTCGGTCATTTTCTTATCCTTAGTAATTGATTGTTACATTAGGGATTTTGTCATCACGGATCGCATCAATAATAGCGCTTGTAATTTGTCCGTTCTGTACGATAAGGTCGAGGTGTTGTGCGACTTTTATCTCGATCTCTTGCCGGTGAGCTTTGTTCTCAATACGCCGCTTTTCGGCTTGCTCTGTCCGTTGTTTTTCAAGTCTTGCTGTGGCTTCATCGGCGAGACGAATCTGTTCTTTTTCTTCTGCATCTGCCTTTACTTTGGCCTCTGCATCAGCTATTTCTTTAGCGGCAGCATCTATAATAGCCTGTTTTTCACGCTCCGCTTTTGCTTCGGCTTCTTTGCGGGCTTTTTCGGCGGCTTCGGCAGCGATGCGCTTTTCCCGCTCGATACGTTCTTTTTCCTGAATCACGGCTTCCTTTTTAGCGACTTCTTCCTCCCGGCGTTTGAGTTCGGCTAACTCTTCAGCCTCTTTTTTCTCCGCCGCAACCCGTTCAGCTTCAACGATAGCTTCTGCATCGGCGCGTTTCTTGGCTTCGATTTCGTCAAGGGGTTTCATTCTTTCGGTGATAATCGCATCCGCCCCCGTTGTCAGTTCGTTCTTTATCGCATCAACCTGTCGGCCAAAAGAAAGCGCTCCAGCCTTTACGTCTTTGTGCATCCGAGCAATATCGCCCTTATAGCCTCGTATCCGCTTGACCCACGAACGCAAGTCTTTTTCCCCCTCTGGGGTGGTATGGTCGAATACAAGCGAAAAGTCTTTTTTCTGTAATTCCGCTAACATTGCTTTGATAGGGTCGAATACCGCTAAACTCATTTGTTCAGTCATCTTTGTTCTCCTTAAAACACTGGTTTAGTTAAAATTTGCATCATTTGGTTCATTTCGTCTATAAACATCTGTATCTTGATATGCAGTTCTTTGATATAATCCTCGTCTCGGTAAACCCTCTCACAGAAAAACGGCCTTTGCCGGACACGGGGATCGTAACTCACGAAATCACACCATTCCCGCTCACAGACCCATAATTGACCTTGAATTTGTGGTTTATGTGTGGTCGGTACTTTGTCGGCAAGGATTGTCGCGATATGGGTTGTTGACAAGGGGCATTTAATCTCGATAAGGCCATCTTCGCCGATAAACCCGTCAGGACTTGCGCCGATATTCTCATTGCGCTCGACAAACCCCACTTCTCGGATAGAAACGTCATTGAGTAGTTCATAGTATTCTCTGGCATAAGGCTCGATCTCCTGCCCCCTGACCATCACGGCGCTCGAGAAGCCCTCCTGCTCGCTCTGTGTGAGACGTTCGGCGATTAGCTGTATCATGTACGTTTTTCGGGTCTTGCCCTGTCCGCCGGCTATAGCCTTGCTGAAACAGGAAGCGGTGACTTTACCAAGCCTGACTTGATACCATTCTTCGGAGTTCTGGATACAATCATAAATTTTCATTCTATTTCCGCTAAAGCCTCTTTTAATGTTTTTCCACAAGTGCCTACATACTGAACGCCGTCTTTCCACCAAGCATACATCCTTAATCCCTCTCTCATGCCTTCTTTGTACCGCTCATTGGCATGGATTTGCATTGCACTATTGATATCTGTCGCCAACTGCTTGGTTTCTTCAACGTCCATCGTTTCCTTTCAAAAGAAAAGACGCAGGGAGTCGTTGCCGCTGTTGTCAGGGGCTAACTGAATATGCGTTTTTCCCACTATTCATCATCTCCAAGCAACACTAATCTGTTATAAGCCTCGGTCCGGGCTTTGACTTTGGCTTCACTAAGTAACATTAGCTGGTAAAATTCCTCGCCTTTATCGAGTCCCTCTTTGATCTCGTCAGTCATTTTAATCTTCGAGTGCCTCTTCAATCATTGAATTTACCGTTATTCGATCGAAATATTTTAATGCTGCTGTTTTATCTGTTTCAGTTGGACAGCAATCATGTATAGCATCAATTATCTTGTCTTCTAAATCTGTATGATCCATGTTCCTTTTCCTTTCTTCTTTGGCTTGCTCTGTTAAAATATTATCAAATATCATCATTGCAAAATTACCGACGTCGGCACATTCATCAAGGGCATTTTAAGTTTCATTGCGTTTCACTTCTTCTACCATCTGCGATTTACCACAATAAGACCACTCATGCTTACATTTCATCGCTTCAGGGTTTTTCTCAAAAAAATCATCCCATGCTTTCCGGCTTAATTCATGCCCTTTTTTAAAGTACTTATCAGCCTCACTGATAAGTAGCTTTGCAAAGGCGTTTTTGTCAAATGATTGATTAAAAAGATTCTGCATTTTTTTACTTGCTTTAATTGCATTCATTTTTTTCCTTTCGATACTTTGCCACGTGTCAGTTTGTACGGCTGTGATACGCACCTAGTTAATCCATACGTTTCGTTGGCTTTCGCCTAACCGAGCAGGCAGGAGTCGAACCTGCGTACCCAAAATCCCTCAAATAGCGTCCTACAGAAAGATTAAGGTTTTTCACCGAATTTATAGTTCGGGGCGATGCCACTTCGCAACTGCTCGTATATTCATATTCTAAAGAGCCTCTTGTTCTTGCTCCTGTTCTTCGGCCTCTGCTTAAGTATTTTCATGATCTCGGTATAAAGTTTTATTACCATCCACAAGAGACCAATATTACATATTACCGTTCCGATACCAACAATCATTATTGCATTCATTTCTTGCGAATCGCCGTTGCTATAAGCTGGCCGAGTTTCCGGTGAATTTCGGTAGCCTCATCAATATTGGCGTGAACTTGGTGTCCATTGTAAGTTCCACCGACCTTAAAATAGATGAGGTCAACGGGGTTGACAGTTACGCCAATTTTCAACTTCACTCCGCTACCATTAAACTTTGTCGTAGTCTCGTAATTATCCAAGTCCTCTGCATTACGGGCGAGGTCGTCAGCGAGATTGCCCAGCCATATATCTTTTTTGGGGTCTCGCCCGTTTGGATTCCCAATACCGTATTTATTCCAAACTATAGGATTGTTGCTATGTCTTTCGATAATTACTAATCGTATGTGGCCATCATCGTTTATTCCATAATCTAAATGCCTCAGTGCGGGGGGGGATTCTTTCGTGGATTTAGGTTGAAAATTAGAGCCGCCCATACATTCTTGACAAGACCTATTTTTGCGATGCCAATGGTTGCAATCAGGACAACTCTTATCAGATTCTTTCCCCTCTGCCCGTTTCTTCTCAAGCACGCCCTCGATGTAGGTGCAGACCTTGGCTTCGGCTTCTTTCAGCTTGTTAAAATTATCAAGAGACATATCTTTTTTGAAGGCATCAAATATATCTCTAAGTTGACTCCAAAGCCCGTTACAGCAGTGGTGCACGTTGCTTGATTCGGCGAAAAGTGGACAGCTATTACTGTGCCCATCGGCACAGTAATGGGAGTGGATGTCTTTAAATCGCACACAACAAGCACAAAACTCGTCTTTTACGTGATACCTCCCTATAGTCACAATAGAGATAAATTCCACATAGCCCGCATCCCTGCCCTGCTTGTGATGCTTGAGTGAACATTCAAGGGCAGCCAGTTCGCCTTTTTCGGCTTCTTGCTTAACGTATTCTGTTGTTATCCAGTCCATGATTTACTCTCCTGTAGTTATTGGTTAGGGGTTAGAATGGCACAATTTGTTCTTTTACTTCGCCAAATTCGCTTTCCAGTATTTCTATTTTATTGGCAGGTTTTATATAATTTACAAAAATTTCTTCTGACATATTCCCATGCTTAAACCTTGTTAGCTTGACTGTCTTATCTAACTGAATTTCCCAAAACTTTTTCCGATAGATTGTTCCTGTTATTACACCTGTTACGAAACCAGCACTTTCCCATACTGAACCATATTCATCGTCAGTTTCTCTATAATGCAATTCAATCTTAACGCATTGCCCTACGCGAAATAACTTTTTATATTCAACGCAATTATGACTTACATGGACAGTCGGGAAGTCTTTCGTTTTTATTTTGAGCATGGCTTTATGAGCACATACGAATTTATTATCAGTATGCCTCGGACAATGTTTACATTGTTTAATATGCCATATCATATTTCACCTTATAAAAGATAAAAAAGAGCCAATCCTGTGGGAATGTGTTAGCTGAGTAGGCATAAACAGACTTGAAGATTGGCTCTTATAACCAAGAATTTCAATTATGCCTACTCGTTCCATAATTTTACCGTAAACTTTTCTTCTGAACCAATTTTGTCCATGTCATTCTCCTATTCAAGAAATTCTCGTAACTTACTTATTGCTTTTGCTTCTATTTGCCTCACACGTTCAGGGGTAACTTTGAATATCCTGCCCATTTCTTCAAGTGTATAGGTATATTCATTGTTAAGGCCGTATCGCAAGTTTATAATTTCTCGTTCTCGGTAGGTAAGAACTCCTAATATTTTTTCCCAATCCACCGTTTCTCCAAAATATTTGTGTTCGTCTACAATTTTATCTTCAACAAAAAGACCTACGAGGGTACATGGTTCGTCTTTTAATACTGGCAATCGCATCGCCCTTCCACCGACATTGAGGGTCCTTTTTGCGATTCGGGGTTGTTTCTTTGTCCATGCCACTCTATCGGGAGCATCAAAAGGTACTCCGCAATGCCCCCGCAAATGACACTTATTGCATAGCCATACCACTTTTAGCGGTTCGTTGTAATCTTCGTGATGCCCGTTGATTCTTCCCTCCTTGCCACATTTAGAGCAAAGTTCAGGTTTTATAAGCGTGCCATTTCTTACTGCTTTACTAACGGCGTATTTATGATTTACATAATCTTTGGCTTTTGCCACCATTATTTCTTCTTTCCCAGATGTTTCATTATTACTGACCGGACATATTCTGCGGGAGTAATTGTCGTTTTTCTTTTCAGGGATTCTTTTGCAGACGCTATAACTAACCGTTCCCACATGGTTTGTTTGAATTGTACTGGGTGTCTTTTCATTTTCATTATCTTCCTTTCTGTAAACAAGTATACATCAAGAACGGCCTCTTGTCAAATTATTTCTGGGAATTTTCTGGATATTTTTTAAAAATCGTTGTTTCTGAGGAAATAAGCGGGAAATTTTATTATAAAAACGGGCCTCCGGCACACACCGAAAGCCCGTCTCCAATAAAGGAGAGTTAAATGAAAAATTCAGTTTTTAGCAGCGCGAAAGCTGTTCTTTAAGATAATTCATCTTTCACAAACTCTCTTAATTTTGACAGTTCGTACTGAGCCGCACCAGCAGCGGTATTGGCTTCGGGATCATTTAAAAAACCCTCACAGCCCATTTTAACGAGCAGTTCGGCAAATTCGTCCATCTTGGCAATGTAGTCTTTGCGGGTCATTCCGGCAACCGGCTTAGTATTTCCGTATTTGCTAATGTTTGTGCCGTATGGTAGGCGTCAAACTTGGTTTCCAACTTTTCTATGTCGTCTTTGTTTTCTTTAACGTCTTTGATGATCTCGGTATCGGCTTTCGCCAAAGCCTTATCTGTAGCAACTAACGTGGCTTGCGCCTTGCCCGTCCCGTACACATAGGGGATAAGGACTATAGCGGCCGTTAATATGAGTCCTGCCAATGGTATCCAAAAATACTTAGCCTTGCTGTTTTTTGCCATTATTATCTTTCTTTCCTTTCTATCTTGTTTAGTTTTAGTATCATTATATCTCCTATTCTCTTGCTGGATCTGCACTTGCTACCCAAAACCAATACTTTGTAAGTGTAAGGCCATAACCTGATCCAGCTGTAATATCAACCACTCCCGTTATTTTATGATACCCATCTCCTGTTACTGTTACACTGCTAACAGTCTGTATTATATCATTAAGAGTTCCACCAGCATTACGCCAATCTTGATTAGATACAATGCCATTACCATCTATCGCCCAATCAACCTTACCTGAAGCAACCGTTTTCGCTCCTAAGACCGAAAACTCATAAGTCCCTGCCTTCAAAAAGCAAGAATGACTAAAAGCATCATTAATCGCAGGTGCATCTTGAAAACTTCTTGTTTGGTAACGCTGTGAAGTAGCACGGTCATGTGTAAGAGCGTTTCCAGTTGTTACCGTTGCTTCATCATGCCACATCGTAGCACGTTGAGGATAGCCATTAACTCCACCGGTTGCATCCTCAAACGCCGGAGCAACGCCAGCCCCTCCACTTGTAAGCACCTGACCATCTGTGCCTATTGCAATTTGACTAAATGAAGTTGTAGTATCTGTATATGGGATAAGATATTGTGTCCAGCTACTTTTATTAGTGCCGCCATCAGCAACGGCCAGATCATCAGTCATAGTTATGCTTTTTACATTTACATCTCCATCTTTGTCCCATATATATTCTGTGGTAGACGCTACTTTTATATAACCCAAAACAGGGTCGGTTGTTAAATTATTTCGTGTTCGTATAACTTTTATGTCAAAAGTACCCGTGTCAGTATTTACAGCATGACTGGTTAGATCGCTTGGGTCCCATGCTACTATGCCGGTGTGCTTAAATCCATCAGTTCCATCAACCGGAGTAAATTCAGTAAATAGATGTGAGCCGGCAGTTGAATACCAGAAAGTAGGCTTGATATTATTACTTGACGGAGTTATCAAAACAACTTCTAATTCTTCAAATGCAACATCGGCCCCGATAAGTATATATTCATCATCATTTTCAAAAATAGTTGTAGTTGTACAAGGGTCTCCGTCAATCATAGCAGCTACATCAGTTGATGTTGTATTGTCTGTGCCTGTAGTCGGATTTGCAAATGTTCCTGAATCCTGATGAATCGGCCCCACAGTAGCACCGACCTTTAAACCAAAAACCTCTCCAGAACCTTCTGTGGATAATACCTCAAGTGCAAATATATCACCTCCGGTGGAGGCAAGTTCATCAATATTGATGAGCATGATAGCTTCATCTTCCCCCATAGCGATATCACCAGAGATATAATCTATCTCAAGAGCTTTTACATCACCAAAGCCAGCAGCATCTGTCACGATTTCAAGTGTATGATCATCCGCTGATGCAGCAGTATGTGTAACATCTACTGTACCCGTCACATCTACTGTAGCAACGGGAGCTACGTTGCTGCCAAACCGAAAATTACCTGCATGAGACGAGTCCCCACCTGCTGAATATATCGCCCAGTTCGCCGTCCCCTCAGTTATGTCGGGCAAGAATAATCCATACAAATTATCTATAACAGCATTGACACCTGTCGCACCGATAGCCTCACCTTTGAACATATAGACATCCGTTACGGTAAGATCGGCTACTCCCCCCGGACCGCCTTTAGTAATATCTATATCGGAACGTACACCAACAACCTCATCAACAGTTAATGCGTCACCACTCACAGAACTAACACTAACTTCTGCATTAACCCCAACGATAGAGGTTGTGTCGTGGTTTATAGTAGCGTTTAAGAAAAATTTAAGTGCGTGAAAAGACTTGGCTGCCGCTCCTGTTGTCAGAGATCCCGTACCGTTAATAAATACAAAGTCGTCTGTTGCCGTAAGAGTTGACGAAACATTCAAAATATTGCCACTCATTGCCGCTGTGCCTATTCCCACTGTACCTAATGCAGAATCTACATCAAGCACCGTACCACCCGTACCGATGTTCAAGTCGCCGGTGGTAGTGAGGTTGCCTGAACCTAAATCTAATCTTTCAGAAGGTGTAGTCGTCCCAATGCCGACGTTTCCACTTTTATCAATTACCATTCTATCCTGGAGACTCTTAGAACTATCTGCCACAGCAAAATATAACTTAGAATTTGTTCCTAAACTTCCTATTTCACCATATATCCTTGCTAAAGTGCCACCGCCACCGAATTGTGCATTTGAGTTATAAAATTCAAGCATTGGACGACTGGTCGCTTTCCAACCAGTGTCAATTATCCTCAAACCATCATAGTTACCCTCCCCTATCTCTCCAGCATCAATATCAAGTATATAATCCGGCGTCGTCGTTCCAATACCGACGTGGCCTGTTAAGTAATTAACAGACATAGCAGGATCTGTGTCTAAAGAAGCTCCACCACCTATTTCCAACCTTGGACCTCTTACATTTGTTTGAACAATATAAGCCCCAGTTTTTCCGCGTATCCATATACCTTCATGTCTATCTTCAATGCTTGCTGTATCACCAGTTATATTAAGTGGAGCCAACATATCGGTTGCAGTTCCAATCGCTACTTTCCCCGTCCCGCTAAGAGTGAGGTTTATATTATTAGCTAAGGTAACAGCAGTAGTTGTAATAGCCATTATGTCTAATTCGCCAAGTGCGAAATTAATACCAGTACCCGAATAAATCCCCCCATCAAGGTCAGTAAAGTAAATAGAGGGGTTCGCCGCTGTGCCATCTTCAACAAGGAATTGTCCACCTGCTGCTATATTGTTCCCTGCCGATATATTAGTTTTGGCAAAGATGTTGTCAGGGCAAGCAACTGTTAGAGATGTCCCTATATTGCCCTTCCCCGCTGTACGCCATAGTAAATGAACGGGATTTGTTGTATCGTCAAATATAATTACATCTTTTGTACCATCGCCCAGGCTTGGCTGTAAAATAATATCACCGCCACCTGCGGGAGTTGTTAGAACAAGTCTTCCGACACTATTTAGATCTATTTCCGCACCAATGGTAGCGTGAAAATCAGGGTTTAGAATTTTAATCTGAGGCATTGCAGTAGAAGTTATCGTAAGTATATCGCTGATAAGTACTTCGTCTTTGTGATGTATCCTGACCGCTAAAGCCGTAGAACTTAAAAACATCAATAATAAAATTTTATACGTCAGCTTCATCGACATCGTAAACTCCGTCAACATTGTGTTCTTTTATCCAGTCTCCAACCGTTCTCGCAGCGCCGGCACTTACATCAGCGGCAGTAGCAAGCCTCAATTTCCATTTGCCCATAGTCATACTCTTAAAAACAGGCTCTTTTATCTTCGGACTATAGCGTGCGCGGCCGGGCATTATCGGAATCTTCCCGTTGTAACTTCGTCTTCAAAATCTATTTCTTCGCCCCACGTCTTAATTCCTGACACAATATCTTTGGGACCAACATAAGGTAAGCCGGTCACACCAGATGTAAAGTCAATGAGGTTATCTATTGCAACAAGTAATTCATTTTTCCATTTTTCCTGATTCCTATTCGGCCCTGCCAAATAAATATCCCCTGTTATAAAGTGAAATGCTGCCGCACTAAGATTTACTAATCCATTTCCACCTGTTTGAAGAAGTCGGACCGGTGCTGCCTCAAACGATACTTGCCCGAAACCCTTGCCTTGAACCTTGTTTGTTGTGACACGAATTATCTCAGCAGCGTATCTACCGAAGAATAGATTCCCAAACATATTCTGAACAAATTCTGAGCCTATATCTAATATAGTTTTTTTCTTTTTACGAACCAATAATGCCCATGCAGCGTTATACATCGTGAACATAGCAATATTGAGACCGACCGCGCCATACACTTTTGCGAGTCTTAGTTGGGCAACAGTGTCTTTGTTGCTGTTAGAAAATTCTACACTTGCACCAGTAACCATTCTGACCATTTGCTCTCTTTGAGACATAAACATTGTTAGCGCCCTAACCAATGGCCTTGGGTCAGAACCCAAAAGAGACCTGTCTTTGACATGCCACACAGGTTGGGTATGTCTAACCAACCACTCGAACCTTGATTTCAACAAGTCCTTAAACTCTTGACTGTTTTGGTCTAAGTCAGGTCGTGCGTCAGCTATCTCAGACAATGACGCACGGTAGAGATCAACAATAGCATTAGTATCGAAATACTTCATGCCCAAAAGAAAAGAATCTTTAAGACTTAGTTCGCCAGTTAAATATTCCTCTAATTCGTTCTCAAGTGAAGCATCGCCTATGTCTCTGTCAAACCTAAAGCTCTCAAATCTTGCACCTATCTGCGGAGACAGTTCTTTGATAGACGCTATATCTTCAGCGGTTGCAACCCCACGAAACGCACGAATATGTTTTGCGTCTACATAAGCAAACGTAAGCAAAGAGGATACCTGTTGACGCACCCATATTTTTACATTTAATGCAAATCTACTTCGGGCGAATTTGCCCACCAATCTTTTGACGACAGTATCCAACTGGCTTACTTGTGGAGCATTATCCTCAATCCTCCTAATGAACTCTTCGATAACTGATATTTCTTTTCCCCATCCATTCCTGATATATTCTTCTCTTACGTCAACCGATAAAACAGATTTAGCGTCTCTTAGTGCAGGAGCAAGGCCCACATAAGCAGCGGTCTGTTTATTTGTATTATACACAGTCTCGAAAAATCCTGACATCCGCAGAGGATTTCCGGTTCCGGTTCGTTCTTTGAATATACCTAAGCTCTCGATTAATTTCTGAACTCCTTCTAATTTCTTACCCGCAATATCTCTCACTATCGCCCTTCTGGCAGGCCAGTAATGTATTACAATAGCAATGTCTCTGCCTTCAAGAGATTGACTTGTTTTGTTGATAGCGACCTTATTAGACCCATCCATCAACTGAGTGCCTATGTCTTTAGCGACGGCTTTTTGTCGAGCAGTCAAAGACTCTGTCATTCTGTCAAGCAACTCGTTTGTAAACCCGCGTATCTCCACAGTTCGCTTGCCTGGCAAAAACCGATTCATCCCGTTCTCGCGCAATACGTCAAGGTTGTGTTGGTTACGTGTGTGCATAAAGATGGACATAAGTTCGTTTGTTGTAAAGGAGAAAGATTTTTTATTACCCTTACCATCCTTCATTTCAAATACGTGGCTATCTTCAAACCATTTCTTGACAGTCTCTTTAGTTACACCATGTTTCTTAAGCACTGCGCGATAAACATTCCGTACTTTTCGGGCATATTTAGTCTGCTCGTCTACACCTTTGTTTATAACATCGTAAACAAACGCAGTAAGATTTTTCTTGGACTTAAGCCATAGGTCGATTGTACCTGCAATACCACCGCTGATGTTATCGGACACTGACTCTAAATTGCCATGACCGTTTGCTATGAAATTCTTAACACTTCTGCCGATTTTTTGGCCTATAGTTTCGTTCTCATTGATTGGCCGGGAATTAGCCCTGGCATCTGTTTTTAACGTCTCTCTACGAGACTCGACCTCCTTAGCCTGTTCTTCTGTGATAATAGAACTTTCCTGTGCGTCCATTGTTTCGAGGGACGTTAAAGTATCGAGTATTTGTTGTAGAGACTGAGAATCTAAGTCCCGTATCCCAATGGTTTTTGCGCGCTCGTTTTGGAGCCGGTCTATCATATCCTGTGCCTCTACAGCAGCTATGCTATCAGGAGCAACCGTATCTATGACTTGTCGGGCATAATCTAAAAGGTCACTAATCTTTATCTGAGTCTCGACTCTTTTTTTACCTACTTTGAAACTGTCGAGCAACTTTCTCGCTGCATTGCCAAACGGTTTACGCATCTTATCAGGCTTAATCCTTTTTGTGGCCTTGATAATATCCTTAACCTTACCCTTTCGCTCTGCTTCTTCTATCCCTTCTGTGACAGAATCCATAAAAGGCTTGAGGTCTTCGGCGGTTTTGACATCGCTCTTTAATTTTGCTTTCAGTAGGTTCTTCGTGTCTTTATCGACAACAAAGGCGTCTATTAACGCCTTGGCTGTTTTCTGTAATTGGGCAGTAAGCTTTTTAGCTGCCTGTATCTTAGAAACTTCACGTCTTGCCTGTTCCCTTGATTCTTTTTCGGCTTGTTTAAAACCAACTTTTTCGCCCTCTGTTTGTGCAAATCTGGCCTGTCGCTGTTGTTCGGGAGTTAGAATCGCTTGCTCGGCTTTGGTTAGACCCGGACCCTTCTTGGACTCGGCCTTAAATTCGGCGCGAATATCATCTGTTATAATTATCTTATTTTTATTAAGCCTGTCTCTTAACTCATTATTAAACCTTATCTGCTCAAGAGTTGTGCCAAGTTTATCCGCCGCTTCCTGTTCGGTTAATTCTACCGGAACTTGTTCTGTTACAGGAGCGACCTCTTGTATCTTAGTTTCGATGTCCTCAGATACACCCTTAGCGGTTTCTGTTTTCTCTGCCTCAATAACATTCTTTTCAATCTCTATTCTAATCAATTCTCTGGCTGGACTTTCGGCAAGTTCTATTGTTGTCTTGTCTGTTTTAGCTTGTACTGCATCACTTACGAACGAAATTGAACGCCTTGTAGCACGACCTGACCCTTGAGTGAACAAAGAGACTCCTGTGCCAATAGCAAAAGCCCTACCACCTCCTTCAAATAGACGCGGCTTCTTGGTCGCAAATTCTGGATTACGGAGTTTTTGTTCATCTATAGCCTTACCAATCAAATGGTTCTGTAAAGACTCTTGAGACAGTTCTTCAAGTCCCTCTATAATACTTAACCCGCCAACCTTCTTAATGATTTCAAATAATAATTGCTGTTGGGCTTTTTCGGCAAGCCCTGAAAAAGCCTTGAGCCTGAATATCTGCTGTGAGTATTCTATCAAACCGGAGATAGGACCGTACCATCTTGCATACTTTTCTGCTATATCCTTATCCAGTCCAAGTTCGTTGGCATAGTCCATAAACCCCGCAGCTTCTATAGAAACCATCGGAGCCATGCCACCAAGATGCTTACCCAGCGCTATGGTTGCTGCCGCTACAACAGGAACAGTAACCACATCAGTCGGGTCGGGACCTCCAGTCACAAGTGCGACGGCAGCGGAAAGTTTGGCTGCTGCTGGTGTTGCTATGATACCACCGGTGGCCCTGCCTGCAAGTGTAAGTAACATAAGAGGTATCTGGTCACTGATGTTGGCCGCCCAAGCATTGATGGCTTCGGGAATTTGTTTTGTGCTGAGTTTCCACCAAGGTTCCCCCTCGTTCACCGGCCATAGTTTACCAGCAATTTTAATATCTATCTCGCGCCTATCTTCTTGGTCGCGTAGATTTTCAAAAAAATCACTCGCTTTATTAAGCATCTTGTCAATATCCACACCAAGAACAATCGGCCCTTCCCCCGCTTCACCCGTGAATACTGTAACCCCCCGTACAGCAGCAGCGGGTTTACCCGCAAGACTTTGTTTGAACGCCTTGCCAAATGTACTAAACGGAGCTAAATCAAACGACTCTCCTACTTGGTTCTTAAGTAAGGTATCTTCCGTCTCCTGAATCTTAGCAAATATTTGTTCGGGGGACATATTAGGTATGTCCCATTTCTGTTTAGCAATTTCCCCAGAAAATATATCCGCCTGCGTCATACTAATGCCAAACTTTTCGGAAAAGTATAAAGAATTTTTAACACGAACAGCCATATTAGCCGGGTCTAATTGTAAATCCATTACCCTTCGACCTACTTCTTGTAGATCAGCCGGGAGCAATTCTATGGGGTCTTCGTGTTGTTTGAGTGCTTTATATGTGTCAGGTGGCAAGGACGCATTAACCCCATCGGCTATAATATTTCCACCAAGGTCGCGTACTGGGATTTCGTTTAATGTAATCCCCCCACTGCCCAGAGGCACAGTCTGAATATCTTCCAATGTAAGTGTTTTAGCCATTAAAGATTAAACTTCCCTCTGTGTTTTTGCAGGTACTCGTCCGCCTTGTTTGTGTCAAGGCCCTTCAACTTGCCTACTATCTCAAAGAATTGATTTTTGCTACGGGGAGATACTTGTAACAACTTATCTACTGCGGCTTGTTTTATCTCGGCGAATTCTTTCTCGGCCTTACTCTTCTTTAATAAGAAAATTAATGGAGAAAATGTTGTTAATGTGCCAAATGTCTCCCAAAAACCAAATACAGCTTTTTCTTGCGCTCCACCTGGACCTGCGGCAATCTCGCGCCCCTTGACTTCAATGTCGCCCGCAGTAATCTTGCCGGATTTAATATCTGCCTCGTTTGTCTTTAAGTAATTTGTAAAGTCACGTTTAACTTCGAGCAAGTCCGTAGCATTGTCTTCGAGTTGTTCCTGTGTGAGAACTGGAATGCCACCTTTTTTCCGTATTTTTATTTGTTTTTCTGTTAAGTTGGCAAATGCTTTTAGTTCAAATAAATCTTGGTAATAAGCAAATATGTCTTTTGTTGCCGAAACATTAAGTACATCATCCTTGTCTCTACGACGATTCGCGGTTTCTATGTACTCTTGCGCCTCTTTTGGCGTAAGCCCTTTTCCGATGAGTCGTATAATATCTTCTGATGCAGGTAAGTTTTTAACATCTTGCTCTAACTGCGTAGAAATAGCCCTGTTTACTATACTATCACTTATCAAGAACGGGTCGAGTTCGCCTGACTTCAATGCAACTGTTCTATCATTAAGGACTTTTGACCATAGTTTTTGGTTATCCTCATTAAAGGGAAGTGCATCGAATTGCTCTTGTCCGACAAAGTCAGGGTCTTCTATTAGTTTTTCTATCATTTCGTCAGAAGCAGCGTTCTGTATAAACTGACTGGTAGTTTTGGCCTTATTCCTTGCCCTTGCTTCTGCACTGTCTATATTTTGAAGCGTTGCTCCTCTTTCAACCGGCCCTAACGCCTTTGTCTTTGCGGCTAATTCACGCGCTTTGTCGAATTTACCTACGTTGATATAGGCACTGATTTTCATTCCTTCTTCTAATAATTCAAGTTCTCCTGATTTGAAATACTCGGCGTACCCTCCTCGTGTAGTTTCTATTGATTCAAAGGCATCTCTTTTTTGAGCGTCTGAAGTGGCATCCGAAAAAATAATCTCATACGCCTGCCCGATAGTAAGAGACGCGCTCTGCCTGCCGACATCTATTTCTTTTCTATATAAAGCATTTTCGATTTGTGCCTGACGCGCAACCTGTGATTTCTTGGAACTATTTGAAAAAGCCGCTCCTGCCCTTGTACTCATTCCCTCAAGTCTTAAATCCCTATGTCCGGAAATCAAATCGCCTAATCGTTCCCTGTCGGTGTTTATCTCATCAGTCGAGCCGTAGACCGTACTTCTTATTTTATTGATTTCGTCGAATACTAATTTGTTCTCCGCCGCAATAGCATCCGCAAAAGCCGCATCATCCCTTGCTGCCTGTTTTACACGTTCTGTCCTCGCAAGCGATACGCTTAAATCACTCACTCCCGCACCAAGCGCACCAAGTCCGGCGCCGACCTGCTCTCCGCCCGTCCTCGCTATATCAAGCGAGAAACGCGCCGCATCAGACCTGCCGGATGGTAACACTCTTCTTGTCGGGATGTCAGCAATAATAATTCTCCTTTAAGCACTAAGTCCTGCCGCCGTGCCTACACCTGTTAATATTCCGCCAGCGGCTCGAAAACGGGATGCTCTCTTTGCAGCTAATCCTCTTAATATCGCAGCCTCCCCTCTGAGTTCCAGCCCTACGGCCTCTGATTCCCTGAACGCCTTTGAGATTCGACCTTCCTTGCGGAGTTGAAGGATGTCGTGTTCTATTATAAAAACCTCTTTCTCGGCTACGGTTAAAACACTACCCTTGGCAAGAAAACCGCCTTTTGCCGCACCCACCGCCCGCTTTGATATTGCCCTTCTTCCCCGTCTTTGCAGTTCAAGCGCAGCCTCGTTAGCGGCCTGTTGTTCGGACTCGCCTTGCCTGCGGGCAATTTCAGCGTTGCGGTTAAGTAGGGCTTGTTGTGATTCAGTTTGGGTTTCAAGAGCACGTCCCCGTTGGATTGCGCCAATAACAGATATAGCAGTACCCACTCCTGTCAAAATACCTGTTGTAGTTATTAAGCCTCCCGTACCTATTAACCCGGAAGTCGCAGCAACTGCTGGCAATCCCGCACCGCCAGCAATGCCGGCCACAGCAGGAAGACCCGCTGTTCCAACTGCTGCTGCTGTAAAAGGCATATTAAACTCCTATAATCGAATACATTATTGCGGATACTCCGTCTGGATGGTAGTTCTCCATTAATACACCTTTTGGAACTTCCGGCCATCCATCAGGTTTAAATCCTAAAAATTCCGCAAACCTAATCCCTACTGGAAAATCAGTCCTCATCGGCGCTTGTACTCTTATTAAATTATGTTCTTTAATCCAAGCGTGTAATTGATGTTTTACTTTCCTCGGATTAACGAGATAATCACTGAGATTGTAAACAGATACCGCCCACGCTTCAGCCATACCCGGCCAGCATATCTCAATACCCCCGCAACCGATTATTTTGTTACCCAAAATCACTGTCTTAGATATTACAGACTCTTTATGTTTCGCCCATTGTTCTATAAGGCCAGTTATCTTTAGTCCCGGCTGTTGCGCTCTATTTGCTATAACCTCAATCGCGTGTTCGGCCTTATATGGGATTAGTTCAATCACGACCAATACCTACTTCCAGCGTCAAGGATAAAGCCGTCAACGGCAAGGGGTCTGTCTGCCTGATTATAATATCACCTTCTCTCGAATAGCCGCCGGGCATGGATATTTCCTTATGCCCTGTAAATAATGCTCCCGTCCCGGTGGGAATACTTTCAAGATCGCTCGTAGACGGACCTACCTCGCCGCCTATAGTCTCGAATACGTTCACTATCGCTTTATTTATCCGTTTTGTCGTAGCAAGACCTACACCGCCTATGTCTAATTTCATCGGTTTCAAGGTCGAAGTATATCCTAATCCAACCTGATATTTAGCGGCGGTCGTGGCAGCGGTTATCTGACTCGAAGAAACTGTCTTTGTTGCCTGTACCAATCCATCGCCTAATACCTGAACGGTTTCACCTTCTAAGTGGCTTAATCCCGTAATAGTGGTGTCCCCGCCGGTATCGGTGATATAAGAGTCTAAGAATTTCATATCCGATACGGATGACGGCATTGCTCTCTCAAAAAACCTTTCAACATACCGAACTGTAGCGGAGTTCACACTTCGTTTGACCGTTACCCATACCTCGTCTTCGCTTCTTGTACCACCGAATATAATGGCTATAGACTCAAACTCGTCCCCACTCCTCGTAACTATCCTCGACCAGCTAAATACTTTCTGGTCGCGCTCATAGGTCATTATCGCTATTTCGCCATCGGTACGTATGCACCATAAAGTCGGGTCGGGCGTTCTCTGATACGCCATATTGACAATTCCGTCTCCCGTAATGTGCTCGGAAAATACCGTCAAGTCATCTGCCTTGTGCGCATCGGCATCGAAGTTATACAAAAACTCTCTTATCTTCTTACCACCACGCTGGACAAAGAGTATGGCTTGGTTCACTATTAAAGCAGCGATGTCCTCAGACCCGTAGGTAGTCTGAAGCCGTGCCCTTGCATTGGTGGGAGTAAGTGCTTCATCGACCTTAGACGCACCTAAAAGGTGCTCTCCGCCAACCGTACCCAAGAATAAGGAGTCTTTGGATACAAGCCATCTTATCCTGTTTTGCTGACCTGAACCTATTAAAGTAAAAGAGATCGCATCATCATCTAACGTGCCTTCTCTGAACGATGTCCAGTCGTCTACGGCAGACCCCCATGTAGAAAGCGGTTCTGCGATATTGCCTGCGAAAGTAAGTCTTTCCTCAGACGATATTTTGACATCTATCGGCCATCCCCTGTAATTAGAAAACGACCCCTCAGACCATCTATGAGTTGGGTCAGTCGAAGCCAATGTGGTCAAGACCTCTGCCGTAGCGGAAGTTGTGCTTGCAACGGCGGTGATTTTGACAATCCCAATATGGGATGTATCACGAATTGAAAACTGAATCTCAGCCGTTCCAGTACCCGTGCCATCAGAGACCCTTGCCCTGTAAATCGCATCGGCTATATCTTCCGTGCCCGATGTAGCAACATTTTTATTCCCTTTGGATGTTACATTAACCACTGTTTCATAAGTCGTACCGGAATCATAACTTCGTTCTAAAACGATAGTTGATGTACCCGAAGAACCCCATGTACCATTGGTAGTGAAGTCCCATGTCACGCCCTTTGGCACTTCAAGCGTTGTCGTAACAGCATCTTGTGTGGTAGAATTAAGGTCTTCGCCGACATTGGAAGTGCCAGCGGCCTGTATCAACTTAAATAATGCGCCTGTTTGCACCTTGCTTGTTGCCGAAGAACCGCTTGGTTCATGGCCTGCTGTCGTCCCGTCAACAAAAGGCGCATGTCCTACTGCGGTAAGGGTTATGGAAGTTCCCGTTGTAGCCGAAGCAGTAATAGTTTTGGTAGTATCTGTATTTTGGTCACGGAACGGGCCGGTTTCTAATGCCAAAACAGAAAGCACCCATGACGTATCGGACAGCCTCGATAACTTTCTTATCTCATAACTGGGATGTGTCATAAACATTATATCTGCCGACTGTTCAAATTTAAGCTCAAACAAATCGGCCGTAAGGTATGGAGTGGTGATTTCCAAGGGACTTGTAGTGTCTGTGCTTACTAAGGCAGCGACCTCAGACGATGTGAGTTCTTTATCGAAAACTGCCACGTTGTCTAACTGATTCTCGAACGATGCACCACCCTTTTCGTAAAAGATTATTTCGGCACAAAAAAGGTTCACACCGCCTGCGGACGACGCTATTTTTAATCTGTGATACCGATAGGCTGTTGTGGACAAGCCGCTTAGTTTTTCCATTTTAGGGCCGGGATTACTTCCGCCTGTGTCCGTTGTCGGGCCGACGCTGCCTAAACCAGTCCATGTAGAATTGTTTGGAGAACCCTGCAATGTTACCGTTATATCCGGGTTTGTATTTGCAAATCCGTTATCAGCACCGCCCCATACCTGAAACCCGCTTATGACTTTGTCGTTTCCAACTCCCCAGTCCTTGCCTACATGCCCTACTGCCGTAGATGCTAATGATGAACAATCGGCACTATTTTCATCGTTATCTCCATCAAAAGAGGCCATAAGTTTTCCATTAGCGGTCATATCACCAATAAGAGGTGCGGCGTTATCCACGCCCTGTCTATATGCCTGTGGAACTTGAACCTGTTGTGCAGTTCCGTTCCTGCCGCCGATTAACACGGCAGCGCCTTTGTCCTCCATCGCAACATAGCTTGCGCTGTTAGTAACAGCAGCGTCGGCAAGCACCCAATTAACATAAAGATTCATGCCGTTCGCAGCATCCGTACCGCCTGCACCATTATATGTAACAACAATGAACTGCCATAATCCCTCAGTAAGCGCATTTGATGATGTGATGTTACAAGATACCTCAGCACTATCGTCGTATAGCGTGCATACTATCTTATCGTCGTCATCTATATATAATTCCCATTCCTGATTCGCCGTAGCCCATTTCGTGATTATATCCTGACGCACTCCTGTAGATGTGAACTTGACCCAGGCGTGTAAAGTAAATGTCTCACTTGAACTGTCATCGAACGAGAAGTCCGAACTATCAGTAACACTGACCATACCCGGCGAAGTATCAAGCTGGCTCATATCAAATGAACGGTTCGTGCCGTCTACACCGTCCGTATCAGTAACATCTGCGGTTTCCTGATTTGCGCCGCCCGTAGCATCTGCACCATCGTATAATGCACCATCGTGAGTTGCGCCATCTGCATCTATTACTACAGAAGTACTTGCATTGTCATTCATCTTCCAATGCGCTGTGATATTGCCCGAAAGAGAACTCAAATCCTCAGTACCAAACACTGCAAATACGCGCGCGCCGTCTTTGAACACCCTTATGACCTGATTAGCAAACTCCAGCATATATGTATCATCTACAGAGTGTTCAAACCCCATAAGTCTCGATGCAACATCGCTGGCTTTACACGTTGCTATAAACTCCGTGCCGGGTCTGCGCTGCGCACCGCCGTAAATCAAGGGGATGAAGTTTTCAAGCGTCCTGCACCCGGCGACATACTTAGCTTGGTCCATGCGAGCATCCATAAGTGGACTTAATTCACCTGCGTTGAAAGTCTGGATTATCTTAAATGTTTTAACCGCAAGTAATACGCCTGTCAGTGCAAGTAACCACAATATGATTATTATACATTTCTTTTTCGTTTTCATAAAGTCACCAGTAAGACCACCAGACTGCTACATCTCCTGCTTCGGTTCCCGTCGAACCGTCCGCATCGGCAATCTCAATCCACCAATACCTGTATCCCGCATCATCCATCCACAAACTACCTACACTATTGCTGTTTCCGTCTTCGTCCGTGGTTTCTATTTCTTTCGGCCAGTTGTGCCATGTTATCACTATTTTATCGGCCCAGAACTTATTCGTTGCCACGGCTTCAGGATCATGTGGATATTTAACTAATGCCTGAGTACCTAACTCGCCCGTTCCCGTAGCGGCATATTTGGCTGGCCCGTTTTCATTACGCCATGCGTATAGTTTCCATGTAAACGTCTTTGCCGCCGCATTGCCGCCTGAAAAATAGAACTCGATACCATTCGGCACTAATTCAGCCTTGACCGGAGTTACCTGTTTGTCGGTCGTAAATACACTTCTTTCAAACAGGTCAAGCACACCGGGAGGTTTACTCGCAAAATCTCCCGCCGTAGTCAGGTCTAAGGGCGAAGCATCTTCGTTCGCCTCAAGACGCGCGACGTTTATCTTATGCGATATTGTACCAAGTATATTAGGCGCCATAACGCCACCTTGTCTGGTTATAAAAATCTTTTATCTGTGCAGCGGTCCTGACAACACTATACAATCTGACATCACTGATTAAACCGTCATAGTAAACTGCCGGACCTATGTCAGCGCGTCCTATATCAAGATCGGTTGCGTCATTCTCTGTAGTATCTGTTATTGTTATAAGATGATATGTTGCATCAATCGTTGTTACCCCACTTGTTCCGGCTACACCGTCTACATATAAAATATGCCCTGCAAGACCATTGACCGTTACGACACCGGATTCGACAGACAGGTAATCAGTTCCGTTCAAATCTATCGGGTATTCGTTCCCAGCTACGTCATTTTGGTTTATCCACAGCGATATAGTTTTTACAATAGATGGTCCTGTGCCAATGTCTATATACTGAGTGTTAGCGGCAATAAAATCAAACGCAGGCGAGACAGACGTTGGTGTGCCAGTTCCACCGGACAAAGTACCGGCAAACCCGCTTAACGAATAATCAAAGATAGTCCCTTCCCATAGTTTCAGATGCAGAACTTCCGAAGCTTCTGATACTTGAGGTGGTAGAAATCTAAGTTTCATTCTAAATGCCCCTCAAATAATCTTCAAATTTATCTTTCCTTTTCTCATATACCCCTAAACTCATATTACACGGGTGGCACAATAATCCCCTGACTTTTCCAGTCTTATGGTCATGGTCAACAGAGAGGCGGCAATTTATTGATGGTAGTTCACAAATCGCACATACACCATCTTGTGTCTCAAACATTTCGTCGTATTCAGCAAGGGTGATACCATAACGCCACTTCATATTATCGCTTACGGTCTTATCCTTACCTTTTTGGGTCTTTTTATATTTTCGCTTTGCTTTTGCCACAACGGTTCGTCCTTTTTGTGTTTTATGGTATTTTGCCATTAAAATCCTACTACACTCTCTCGCGCACTCTCTACACCAAGACGACATTCCATCAACCATATCTTCGGCTGGAGGAAAATACTTCAAGGTTCGTGGGTATTTTTTCTTGCATTTAGTACATCTTTTCAAAGCTTATATTCCCCTCAAAGTAACTGTAACTGTCGCGCCAGCACCTGGATTGTCAAACACTAACGCTATGTTTATCTCGTGCGAAAACGGTTCATTAACACTGTACTGGTATGTTGCGCTTTCGGCTAAATTTGTTACCGAAAAAATAGTGTTATCGCCATTATCGGTCAAAGACACATCCAAAGTGCCCTCTGCGCCCTGCATGTCGGTTAGTTTAACGATTATTTTTTGCAACAACCCATTTATGGGAAGCGTCGCTGCACCTGTTGTATTACCGCTGACAAGAGTAAATACGGTGACTCTTTCCCATACCTGAAAATTGTTCTGCGTTCCACTTCTCTTATCTACAGTAGTGGAAACCGCCCCTGCTGATGCTGTCATAATATACTCCTTTCAATGTCCAAATTCCTGCCAACTGTTATCAAATTCTTTTTCGTATGTTTCACGATTATCCATACCTATCGCGCGTGGAATGTATATCCGTTCGAGTACATTAAGTTTGCTATCGCTCAGTTCACGGTTCTGGACGAGATCGAAAGCAAGCGCCGCCGACAGGCGCCTCCACATCACATCTACAAAGTGAGGTGGAAAATTACCAATCGTTACATCGTCTGCATGTAAGATATAGTCCATGTCCACTTCCGTATCTTCCTGATTTGTTAAGATATATTCGCCCTGCCTTTTCCAGTCGGTAATTTCTATACCCCCAACACTGACTTTAACGACTCTTGTGCTTGTAGGACGTGCAAACCTATATGCAAATTCCTCCGATGTCCATTTTGCCGTTCCAGTACCGGTAGCAACAAAAGTTGCCGTAACATCAAACGATACCGTAGTAGAAATAGCTTTCACATCGTATGTATCATCGTAACTAGTGTCTTCAAGCAATACCATATCGCCCGCTAAAAGCGTGTGAGTTCCGGTTATTGTAATATCCGTGCCGTTCTGGGCTATTGAGGCAATGGTAATAGAATCCCTGTCAATTCCGTGGAACTTTCTTACCGCAAACTTCCAACCCTCTTCCGGGCCGGTGTTAAGCATTTCAGGTAAAATTATATCCCACGAAGCGATTGCTACTTTAGCCGGATTAGTCGAAGGCGAAGCTACATCAGCGTCCGTGAGGATTTTTTCACCTAAGTCAATCATCGCTTTGTTTATTATCTGAGCTTTTGTTGACATCTATTCACCTTCTTCTGGTTCAGAGATCAAAACCTGTGCCTTTTGGTTTTCCGCTATCTGCCGTTTATAATTTTGCAACTTAGACGACTGCTCAATAATTGCTATCTCCAGCGCCTGCCGTTGAACAAAGTTTATCATAGTCTCAATTTCAGCTTTCGCCTTCCGCTGTGGCGCGGTATCTGCGTACCACCACACGCCGCCGCAGATAACGGCCAGTAAGACCAATAAGGCCACGATCTTCTTCATGTTCACATCAACTCTCATTTTAATTCTCCTTAAAAGGTTAAAAATTAGGGGCGAAACAACGTGTCCCACCCCTATTAAATTACAACGAATCTGGTACTATAGGTGCTATATGAGCTCCAAGTTTATCATAACCAACCAAAATCCATTCTGTTGCAGATACGCACGTTACTTCGTAATGAGAATCGGCAACCAAAGCCGCCTCGTTGGTTGCACTAACTATAACATCATTAACCTTAACGCTTGAGCCAGTAGCAATAAGTTCCACGCCGAGAGCCGGTGTAACAAGAGTAATTTTCATACCGACTATCGGTGCAGGCAGTTTAATCTGCTTGGTTGCATCATCGCACGTAATGGTTACATGTCGAGTATTACGAGCGATTAAACCGGTACTTCCCCCACCTGCAGTTGCAGTTCTTGCCGTAGCACTGCTTTGGACGCCAACGCCGGCCACGATTTCTTCGTCTACCAATACATTACCTTCGTCGATATATAGTGCTTCCATAGTTGCATCATCGGTTTTGATATATACTGAATAACCGGCAGTACCGGCAGAAGCGTTACCCGTATCGACAATTCTAAGGGAAGTACCCCTGGCATCATCCTGTGGAACACCACTGTTAGCAATGTACATCAAACTTGAATCGACGTGAGCCAATGCACCATCACTGGTTACATGAATCATACCTACATTCTGCGCACCAAGATAAGAACCCGTTGCACCATCGAATTTAGCAAGTGAAGTTGTCTGACTTGTAGCAGCAATTACATTGAGTCCCACTGTGTCGACATCGTCGCAAGTAATTTGAAGCCCGTCACCAGTTCCCTCATTGTTGATTGTCATAGCATCCTGATTACCACCGCCGTCATTACCCGTTATCTGAACGAGGACAGCAGCGATATTGTTCTGACCAGCTATGGATAAAACTCCATTCATAGCCAATGCCGGTTGGGTAGCAGGTACTTCGATCTCGACAGCAGACGAATTTGTTTGTGCTGTGCCGGAATGAACAAACCTTGCAAGGAACCCTTCCGCTGCGGAAATTGGTGTAGAACTGTCCGTGACAACTATTGCTGATGCTCCTGCATGGACATAGGCATCGTCGTTATCAATGAATAATTGGCCTATATCATCCGCACCATCCCAGTTGTTAGTGGCACTATCCAGAATAACTAACGGAACAACACCGGCAGCTTTGCCTACCATATTAATACCGCCGGAATCCACATCAGTAGGTGTGATCTGTATAGCATCACCGGAACCAGAATGGGTTATTGCTATACCATCAGCGTCACCAGTGGCATTAACTGAAGTTACTGTCAGAAGTGTTCCGGAACCATCGGCCCCGGCAATAACTAATTCGTTATTCAACTTCAAACAAGGCGTGGTATTCTTGGTCTCGATTTCCATAGCGTAAGCCGTGGTTGTCGCTGTCCCCGTATCTACGAGTCGAACCAAAAATCCCTCTGCCGAAGCGACGGGTTGTGCCGTATTGGTAATAAGCAGTAAAGTCGAACCAGCATCGGTCAATGCAGTGTCTTTGGTTATTTGAACCATACCTACATCGTTCGCACCGATGAAGTTACCGGTAGAACCGTCAATTAGTACGGCAGTTGTAGTTTGGCTTGCCGCTGTTGCGACTTCCAACGCTACGCTCGTAGCTGAATCACAGGTAATTTTCAATCCGGCGGATGTACCATCGTGGTTGATCGTCATTGTATCAGAGTTACCGGACGAGTCGTTACCTGTAATCTTAACTAACGTACCGGCACTATCGGCCCCTGTAACAGTAAACAGGTTATTCAACTTTAACGCAGGTGTCGTATTTGTTGTTTCGATTTCTACGGCGTGAGCGGTCGTTCTTGCTGTACCCGTATCGACAAATCTCGCCAAAAAGCCCTCTGCATTATCTTTAGGACGACCGGTGGTATTGATAACAACCAACAACGAAGCGCCATTGTCAGTAAGAGCGGTGTCGCTCTGGATATGTACTAACCCGACATCATCTGCGCCAATCCAGTTATTTGTAGAGGCATCCAATACAGCAAGAGATACTGTCTGCGATGCAGCGGCGATAAGTCGCATTGCAACACTATCGGTATCCTCGTTAGTTACCTGAATACCATCACCGGAACCGGCCATAGCGATAGTAAAAGCATCATTGTTATTGCTATTTCCACCGTGGTCAATATCTAACGCTGTAATACCGGAAGCCGTACTTGTAGTCAATGTAACCGGGCTTCCGTCAACTGTAATGGCATTTCCTACATCATACGCACCATCCAAACTGTTTCCAGCAGAACCTGACTCTATCGCGATCCAAGAACTGCCATTGTAATATTTAGGCTTATTCTCGGACAGGTCGTAATAAAGTGTTCCTGCGTTCGCCGCAGGTTCGGTATCTGTCGGGCTATAATACGTAAACTCAATAGTCGATGCACCTGTTAATCTGTCTTCAACTTCTGCTGCCCAGTCATGAAGTTTATCCTTGGGCTTTGCCGTCCACCTGTAAGCGTGTCTATAGGTCTTCCTATTATCAATGCTCTCAGTAAACGCACCAAAACACGGACGGGCCGCAAGAACAATGAAGAGCAGAACTAAAAATTTTAATCGTTTCATTGTTTTATCCTTTCATAACAAAATTGTTTACAATGCCTAATAAATCAACCATCTTAAAATGACCGCACTTAACTTTCGGATCAACCCACAAGTCGTAACCCGCCGCTCTTGCTTTATCGAAGAAATAGATGTCGGCCCCTGTTTTTGCTCCATCTGTGAAGTATTCTGTTTTCCAGTAGGGCCATTCAATTTTGTCGAAAACTTCCATCTTTACCAATAACATCCCATTACAAGCGATATGGACTTTGAAAGGGTTGTCAGGTAAATCGTCAATTTCCATTAATTTAAATGGTTCTTTTCTTGACAGACACCACGACATCTTGAATTTCTTTATCGCTGGATACACGCCTGATACGATGTCTTTGTCGTGTTCAAGAAGTTTTTTCAGTGTATTACTTCTTGGCAAAACATCATAATCGACAAATAGGATATGTGTTGGTTTTGGTTCTATCCTTTTAGCGAAATTAACAATCATATCATACCCAATTTCTGTTGCGCCAGACGACGGATAATACGTTATCACGTTTTTTGACCGCCATGACTCTAATGCACCAACCAATCTCGCATCGGCTCGAAAAGTAGGCGATAACGGGCATCCAACTAAAACAAAAGCATCATTAAGTTTCATACAGTTATTCCTTTAGTTAAATATTAGACTCGCTTACCTGTGTGTCATAACTTGACTGTGGCCCATGGTCAATCCAGGCATCTACAGTTCCAGCTGTCATGGCTGTCGTTCCAATCGTATACAGTAGACCTGTATATTGATCTTCGTCCACGTTGTACGGTAGTGACATACGGATAATCCGATAACCAGCCACAAGAGTAGCAACTGGTATTGCATTAGTTTCCCAGATAGTAGTAGAGTCTGTGTCTATCGTGCCATCGGTTTCACGTTTTAGGGCAACTTTAAGTGTTGCGGAACCAGAACTTCCAAACGCCGTTGCAACTCTTACATTCAAATACAACGGCTCCCCAGCACCCATCTCAAGGTCTGATGCACCCCAATTAATAACATTTGTTGACGGCTCAACTTCAGTAGCAGTGTGTGTACTGAGGTCTAAAGCATCGTCAAGTTCAAACATTGCATCAAATATAGCCATAATTGTTACTCCTTAAGTAATTACTGCCTCGACATCGGTAATGGCGTCACAGCGTCTTACAGGCATGTCTCGGAAGAATAATTGTGATTTGCCAAACGGGCCATCGGGCACGTAGTGGACATTAGTTTTGTCAACTGCCAAAATATCAAGTTGTGTAAAGACGGTCTCGTTAACATACATAAAGATCGTATCGTTGCCCCTGAAGTTGTTCCTGATCTGGATGATTTTGTCATAGTCAAGAGTGTTTGTCTCGGTCGATACGGAATCTATGTTGCAAAGACGTTTCACAGAACGGGTGTCTTCGATGACAAGTCCTACATCCCAACTAAACTCAGTGATGAACGCCCACAACTGTTTGTTTCTCTGAGCCGCTGTGCCGGAAGCATTATCACCTAATGTATAGACAAGTCCTTTGTCATCTTTCTTTAATCCCGCTTGTGTTGAATGACGTGGATAGGTCAAAAAGACCCTGCCCGGACCCCATTGAACAAACCAGATCGAAGTGTTATCGCTGCCGGAACCATTGCCGTTATTGATAACATAGTTGGAATCAGCGGTTCCAAGGTTTGGATACCTAAGCGAGAACCCGGCAAACTCTTCAGAAGGGTCTTGTGTCAAGTTACCAGCTGACCAATTACCCATCAGGGTATTTGCAACTTCCTGACCCATGCCCTCGATATGGGCACGCTCCTGTTGGGAACGGAACTTGTCCTTGTTGGGTTGGATTCGCATTACATCTTCGGGACACAGGTATCTTGACTTCACCATTCCGATAGTCTCTCTGACCTGATTGAGAGAACCGGAAGTTGCGTCCCATCCGTTACCGACTTTGACCCATTCAGAGCCGGGTAATGCCGTTCTACGTGAAACTACATGAGACGTATAATCATTCGCCTGCATAACAAACGCATCGGCAAGAATGTCCTTGGTCTCATTTAATACTTCCGCAACGTCGATTATCTCGTTGTTATGAGACATCCTTGCGGCGGTCAAAAGGCCTTCTCTGTCTCTTACAGCATTAGTAGCCATAATAAAACTCCTAAAATTAAGTTAATATTCACTTAGTCGTAGAAGTTATCCAGTCTTGCTGGCTGCTACTGCTCTTTTCGCCGAGTAAACGACTTGTCTTACAAGTTTACATTCGGCCCTTGCGGGTTATCCAAAATTTATATAATTTGCCTTTATCCTTGCGGAGACAAATATTTATTTTATCTTAATATACGTGTCCCCTTGCTACAAACCAGTCATGTGCTTTTTGATCTGGTTCGCTTTCTGGGTTCTTATACATTTCGGGACTATTGGGTGAAGCAGGTTTATAGTCCTTGTCATCGACCGGCAGATTTCCTCTTACTAAAGTATCGTCAAGCAGTTTTTCGGATACGGTGCCCCATACCTCTGTAAATATGGGATGGTTCTTCAGCCCCTTTTCCTCGATAAGTTGCGCAAATTGAGTGCGAAGTTCCTCACTGGGTATAAGTTCCACAAATCCTCGTTCCACAACCGCACAAAACTTGTCATAATCGCCGCCCTTTTTTTCTTTCAGGGCCAAGTCCTGAGCATCGTTAATCCTTGCCGCCTCTGTCGCGTCCTTGTTATGTGTACTTATCTGGTACTCGTTGAACGCCTTGGTCAATACCTTTATCTGTGCCTGTGAAATACCCGCCTCATGCGAAATCCCGCGCATTGTCATCTCGAACTCTTCTGAATAAGTCATGCCTTCGGGAAGCGTTGGTCTTTCGATCTCATATCCTGTCGGGTCCCTAGGACAACCTATTGACTGGTAAAACGCACTTCTTTCAGGTGCGGAGGTGTGTTCATCAGGGATTTTTACCGAAGTACTCTGCTGTTTCATAAGTTCGAGATAGCTCGTACCCGCCTTTGCGGTGTCGTTTCCGAAACACGCTAATCGGTCGTTTCCATCCCCGCTATATCTAAGTTCCTTCGCTACACCCGCCCACGGGTCTGCGACTACTGGAGGGTCTGTTAAAACTGTTTCAGTCATTCTATTTCTCCTTTATTTCTGTTTCGACTTGTACTCGTTTTTTGCCATGGGTTTTTATTCCCAGAGACTTTGCCTTGGCCCTTATTTCGTTTCATGAATTCGATGGTGCATCCTTCGGTGCTAAAACAGTCTGAATACTGCCGACCGTCTTAACAAGTATCCTGTTAGGGCAAGTCCGCATCGCACACAAAGTAGCCTCTTCGTCAGGTAAAGCGATGGACTTAGGCGGCTGAACAATTAGTTTGTCCAATATCCTTTCCCTGCTTAGTCCCCTTACATTATGACCTTGCTGTATTGCGTACCGTACAAGGTCAGGGTTTTTCATTGCTTTAAAATCAACTTCACTCATTTTAGTTCTCCTTTGTCTTTTATATTCCCTTTAATGTTTTTGGCGTTTGCAACGCCGTGATGAGTTTATTAAGGCGTTCTTCAAGGGCAGTCATGCGCTTTGCTTGTTTACACATTGTATCTCTATCTTCTTTTAATTGCGCCAATACATAATCCGGATCAAGACGGACTTTTTTTGCTTCTTCAGTTTTCTTCTTTGCAACTTTCTTAACTGTTTTCTTTTTCTTAGCCATTTTAAGTTTCCTTTACTTCTGGGGTTTTTATTACTGGTAAATTCATTAACAAGTTTACAAAACTATCGGCGTTATCCATATTCCATACGCCAATATCCGATAATAACTCTTTTACAAAATTCTCAACCGCTTGCTCTTCGGGTGTCGTAATATAATCAAAGAACTTCGCGTTGCGAAGCATGTGCGCCAAGACCTCTTTACCTTCGGAGCTTGAGAAAAAAGCCCTGCAAATTCTTTGGGTTGGGTCAATCATTTAATCTCCTGCATAGTCATTGTGCCGCAATCCTGACATTCTGCTCGTAATTCTTGCATAATTTGTTTTATGCCCAAATTACATACAGGACATACCCACCCATCCGGTAGTTGATAGGTGTGGTCGTCAGTTTCAAATATTAAAGTTTTACCACAAAACATCTGATAACATTCGCCAGTTTTCTTAGTTATGTGTTTCGCCATTATGTACCTCCCGTCACTGAACCCACTAACGCCGCCAAAGGACTGTCTGGTTCGACGTCTTTACTGAGTTTTGGCACGGCCTCTGCCATTGCTCCTGCGGCAGCGAGTGCTTCCTGTTGCGCAAGTTTTTCCGCCCTTGCATCCTGTATCTCTTTTACTTGATCGTCGCTGAAAATAAGTTTTTGCGGGAAGTCGGACGCTTCAAGCATTTCCTGTGAAAGTTCGTTCCAGTTCACCCTGTCAAGTACTTCGGGTCGGATGGCGGCTATCGGAGAAATTTCCTCAAGTCCCCTGCGTATCGGCTGCATCCTGAATAGTCTTTTTTGTGCCTGTGCCAACGGACCGATATTTTCAACATCGACCCTTTCACCAAACTCTCTTACCACTTCGGGCGGTGGAGGAAGTCTGCCGTTTCTATCAGCGAGAGCAGACATAATATCGAATTGTCTATTTAACCCTTCACTAGTTAATTGATCGACCTGCGGCGACATAAGCATCGCCTGTTCTGATTTGATCTCTAATATCTCCGTGGCGGTAGCCTCTCCCTGCCTGCCTATGAACGCCTTGAAAAATTCCACCCTGTACTTATCTTCGAGCAAACGCCTTACATCCTCTCGCTCATCTTTTCCTACGGGATAGTTTATTCCGGCGTTTATTGTCGAGATAACCCTTTGCGGGTCATCGTAATAGTTATTGCCCTTTGGCAACATCCTTACCCGTCCGCGCATCTCGATAGGTACATTCCTCGGCGGATTAATGCTCATCTGTGCGGCTTGTACTAAAGTCTTGCCGAATTGTTGTAAGGAAAATACCTCGGTGATAGCGTCCGCTGCGGGTGAATAGCCGTATATCTCATCGGAGTTTTTCCTGAACCTCCATACTGCATAGGGATTTTTCTTAAACCCTCTCTCACGTATCATGTGTGCGACGCCGGCAAGTACATACGCAGATACGAACTTACTTCCCTTTGAGGTCGATTTACCCAGCATTATATCGTCGTTAGGGAATACAGCATGAATTATCGTTTGTGGTTTTTCAGGTTCTTTTTCTGCCGAGGTCACGAACGAATCAGTGAACGCCGCTTTTGTGAATATTTGGATAAGTTGTTGATTTGTTTTCTGGAACTTTCTATGTACGCTGTCTACAAACCCATATCTATCTTCGGATATAAACACTTCCCTTGGATGGACACAGGTGATGACCGATTTTCTTCCGGCAATATCCTCTTCGGTAAACAAAGTAGCGGTTCCGATGGAGCCTGCGTCCCTGAACCATAGAGGGACAACATCGTAGAAGTTAGACCGCCTAAACTCCTCCCTCATTGCCTCATCGTATTCCTGTAACCACGCCTTAACTGCTGCAAGATCGTTAAGTTCCAAAGGAAAGAGTAAAGACTTAAACCATCGTATCGCACGGGACACCATAAACCCCTGCATACCATCCGCCCATGTACTTAACGCGCCTGACGGAGTACCGTCATAAACATCCTTGCCCCTGCGTCTACCCTTTTCAAGTGTCATGCTGGAGATCGTTATATCCTCACGGCGGGGG